CTACGAGATCGGCTCGCCGACCGCCAGCCGGCGGCAGTGGTCGAACAGCAGTTGCCATTCGAGGAGCTGCACCCGCCGGGCCGTCTCCTCGTCGGCCGAGCCGGTGTCGCGGACCCCCTCGCAGAAGTCGACGAACGCCTCGGGCGTCCGGTAGTCGTACCCGACGGCCGGGGCCTCGGCCCGGAGCCGGGCGAGGACCGGATGGGAGCCGACCCGCCGCCACCAGTACTTCGAGTTGGAGGCGTCCGGCTCGCGGCGGTGCATGACGGCGTGCCAGAAGCGAGCGGAGTCAGTCATACCTCCGGAAGTTTAGGCTGGACAAAGCGTTGTGGCCAGTCCACCGTTTCCATAAAGCTCTCAAAGTGAGGCCGATTCCGCCCCGTCGCGTGCATCGTTGCGTGCATTGACCCGGCCGGTTCTCCCCTGTCCGTGGGGAGTCCGGTTAGAAGCCTGACGGAGCCCGAGCGGGCCAACCGAGCGGACCGGGCTGGTATACTCGACCCAGACACCCCGTCCCCGTCCCCGGCCGCCCCATGCGCCAGTCCGTCCACCTGATCGACCTCGGGCTCGACGCCTCGAACGAGGCCCTGGTCGAGCAGATGCGGTTCATGCGGCGGAGCCGGACCGAGGGCATCGCCGGCTGCGTCGCCTGCACCGTCCGGGGGTTCCACGACGACCCCCGGGAGCTCCAGGACATCCCCGAGGTCCGGGCGTTCTGCCGGCAGGGTTAAGGGGCTTTCGGGGGCTTGCCGGGGTCCAATCCATTGGCATCCGTCCGGCGAGGCAGTGAAGCGGGCCGACCGGCAACCTGGTCCGGTCGCTGCCGTCACTGCTTCAACGGACAGATACCGTTGACAGGCGTTCCTGTTCGGGTTCGGCCGCCCACTCGACGACGGGTTGGCACTCGGCTTGCGGGTAGCGGCGGTCGCCGTCTTCGTCCTGGGCTGAGCATACCAGCGGTGGTTCGAGTGGTGGGGCGGAACTGGCTATTCTAGGGGACTGCGGGGCGTGATGGGAGGGACCAACCTCACCGACCGCCACAGGCCAGCAGTTTCGGTCCAATTAATCAGAATATATTGATTTATTGTCTGTAGTTGAGTCGGTAGTAGACACATCCTGCCTGGATCACACATGCCGTGAGACAACTCGCAAGAAGTATCCAGCCTACCAAGTTAGGCGATGGAACCCCGTACAGTCCGAGGAACCACGGGGTGATTCCGCTTAGCTGTAATACCAGCAAGAGGAGTAACATAACTGGTGAAAACCAACTCAGACGGCGCAGTTTCTGGCGATCATCCAGTCTGGAATATCTTAACATTTAATATTTCTCACTAAATTATTTATACTTTGTTAGAACGGCCATTCATATCCATTGTCATTGAAGTAATTCCACGCCGGCCTGGTCTTCCACATGCCGTACTTGTATCTCAGCCAGTCCCGCGTTCCGACCGACTGGTTGTTGGCGTCAGGCTTAGCGCCGTGCCAACCCGGGCCGTATTCCGACCAGCGCACACTGTCCCCCAAACTGTCCGGCTTGACGAAACCTTCGCCACCGAGGAACTTGGCCTGGATGTCACCGAACTTGGGATCCTTTTTCCCCGTACACAGTCGGAACTCCCATTCCGCCGCATACGAGGTTGAGTAGCGGTTCGTAAACATCCACCCGAAAGCACCGCCAACCGTCGCACCCCCACCGCCACCACCGATGAACCCACCCCACGCCCCGGGGGGGCCGCCCATAAACCATCCGACCGCCGTCCCCGCAACCGTTCCAAAGCCGCCGCCGATCCACGCGCCGTTTTCGACGGCAGCACTGTCCTCCCAGATCTCCACGTTTAGCTTGACGTGGAAAACGCCCTCTGGGTTACCCGTCTCCGGGTCGCGAGAGTACCATGTTTGATAATCCGTCTTGTTGTCTCTGATGCCATCTTGCGGGTTGTAATCTCCCTTGTTGAGCCAGGTGTCCAAGAACGGTTCTTCTTTAAAAACAACCTTGTTATTATCTACCACCACATCGAATCCGAAGTAGAACAACGCGATGGGCGGGAAGCCTTCATGCCGTGCGGTGTCTCGTTCCAGTCGACCGAACCACTCCACCTGCTTGCGCTCGTGCTTCGGGCCGACTCGGCGCCCCTTCAACCCCGTTGGGTCGACGGTACCAACAGGGTCGTTACCCACGGCCTGGTACAGGTTGGAGACACCTCCGGAGAAGCCGATGGGATCCTGGCTGCTCCACCGGCCGAGCGTCGGCGAGTAGTCGCGGTTCCGGAAGTGGTACAGCCCGCTCACTTCGTCGCGCCGCCCACCCTGGTGTGAGTACACCCACCCGTAATCGCTCGCCCCGTCTGCGTCGTTCGCCCAGTTCGGGTCCAGCATAGTGATTCGGCCGAACGGGTCGTAGGCGTACCGCTCGACCACTGCCCCGGTCCCGTCGACCAGGGCGGTGACGTTCCAGTTGGCGTCCTGCTGGGCCCACAGCCGCTCTTCCAGGGTGCCGTTGGCGTCCGTGTCCCGGTCCCGGACCACCAGGGCATCCACGTACACCGGGCTCCAGACGTACCGGGCGGCGGTGTTCGCCCCGACCTTCTCTTCGACCACCTGCCAGGCGGCCGAGTAGTACAGGTCGGTGGTGGTCCCGCCGGCGGTGGTCTTGATCCGCCGGCCGCCCCCGTCGTAGGCCAGTGTCTCCAGGGTCGTCCCGCCCGCGTTCTTGACCGTGACCAGCCGGTTCCAGGCGTCGTAGACGAACTGTTTCCCCGTCTCATCCCCGGTCATGTTCCCGTTCGGATCGAACGTCGGGGCCGTCGCCCCGGCGATGGAGGTGATCTCGTTCTGCCGGTTGGTCGTCCGGGCCTGGGCGGCGCCGTTCGTGGTCAGGCTGTCCCAGTTCCCCGCGGCGTCGTAGTCCCACCCCTGGGTCCGGCTGGCCGTCCCCGAGATGCCGGTCTTGCCGGCGTTCAGCGTCCCCCGGGCGAACGACGCCACCTGGTTCAAGCCGTCGTAGGTGTACACCTCCCCGAAGACGGTGTTGACCAGGTTGTCCCGGTACACCCGGTTGGAGTCCCGGTCGTACCCGTACTCGAACCGGTCGGTCGCCACCCCGGTCGAGGTCTTGACCCACCGCTGGTCCTTGACCCGGTCGAACCGGTCCAGCCCGATGTATTGATCGCCCGCGTCGCCGTTAGACTCTCCCGTCAGCTTCAAGTAGGTGAAGTCCACCCCCGGCTGGGGGCGGGTGCGGCGGACCACGGTGCCGAGCCCCAGGTAGTCGTACCCCTCGACCGTCCCGGACGTGTCCGACAGGGACGATAGCCGGCTGATGGTGTTAGCGAGCCCGGCCGTGTAGTTGCCGGTGAGGACGTACCCGGACGGGTACGTCACCGACGTGGGCCGGCTGTGGTTGGCCCCGCCCGCCATCTCAGAGTAGGCGTAGCCCACCTTCGGGGTGGACCCGGTCACGGCCCCGCTGTGCGACTGCCAGTCGGCGGTGAGCTGGCCGAGGCCGTTGTAGTCCCGCTTGACATCGGTCACCACCGCCCCGCCGGACGCCGCAGTGTACGTCGTCACCTTGAACGGGTTCCCCTGCCCGTCGTAGGCCGTCTCGACCCGCCGCACCGCCCCGTCCACCCCGCTCCCGAGCGTCGTCGCCGCGTCCGCCGTCACCCGCCCGAGCACGTCGTAGGACAGGGTGTGGACCGTCCCGTTCCGGTCGGTGCTGGTCGCGGTCTGGCCGAGGGCGTTGACCGTCACGCTCTCCTGCTGGGCCGAACTCGCCGCACCGGTCGACGGGTCCGGCCACCACGTCTTGCCGGCCACGTCGTTAGAGTCCAGCCCGCTCCCCCCGGCCCCGGACGTGACCCCCCACACCCACTGGGTCGTCTGCACCCCGCCCCCGGTCAGCCGGGCGGTCAGGCTGGACATCCCGGCCCCGTTGTAGGCGTACTCGGTGGTCTTGTCGTCGGCGTCGGAGACCACCCCGTCGACGTAGTTCTCGACCGTCTTGGCCGTCCGCCCGAGGGCGTCGTAGGTCGTCCGGGCGACCAGCCCCTTCGGGTCGGTCACGTCCCGCACCCGCCCGGCCGCGTCGTACAGGTAGCTCGTCACCAGGGCCGTGTCCGATCGGGCCGGGACCGTCCCGGGGCGGGTCCATGCGGTTCCGCCGTTCGTCCCCACGTCCACCGCCGCCGTCGCCCGCCCGCCGGCGTCGTAGTAGTACCCGGTGTAAGACACCCGCGCCTTGACCCCGGTGGTGGGGGTGCCCAGGGCCCCGGTCGCTGTCTCGTCGTGAAACCGCCGCCGGCTAGTCACGGTCAGCACCTTCCCGCCGGCGTCGTAGGCCGTCTCCCCCTGCTCCAGCACCGCGTCGCCGGTCACGTCGTCGGCGTGGTCCCACGACCCCGCTGCCCCGGGGGCCGGATCGCCCCCGCCGTCGGTGGCGTAGGTTACCGTCGCCCGCCCGGCCCCGTCGTAGGCGGTCTTGGTCACCAATCCGCCCGGCGATCGGGTCTTGAGGACCCGGCCAGCCTTATCGTACCAGGTGTCGGTTCGGAGCGTGTTGGTACTCGCGGCCCCGCCGGACACCGAGTACATGTCGCTCCGGTAGACCCGCCCCAGCTCGTCGTAACTGGCCGCAGCCTGGGCTACCAGCCCGGACCCGGGCGCGTCCGGCACCCCGTCCGCGTTGGCGTCCGACGGCGTCACCCCGTCCGCGTCGTACGCCCGGGTCTTCGTGACCTGGCCGAGGTTGTCGAGGTCGAGGTAGGTGAGCGGCCTGTTGACGGCCAGCCCGGCCGATGTCTGTTCGGCAGCTAGCGCCTCGACCCCGGCCTTGGTAGCCACGGCCCGATCCCGCCAGTCGTACCACGTCTGGGTCACCCGAGCGGCCCCGCCCAGCCCGGGGTACTCCGTCACCTTCGTTCGGGTCCCGTCCCCGACCCCGCCCCCGTCGTACTCGTACTCCCGGACCTTGACCAGGTTCGTCCCGGCCGTGTTGGCCGGTGACCAGCTCCCGGTGGTCGGGGTGTCGTCCGTCCCGACCCACTCGCTCACCGCCCGCCCCAGCCCGTCGAACACCGTCCGGCTGATCGTCCCCTGGGGGGTGACCGACCGGTTCGGGTAGCCGCCGTGGGTGTACCCGGACTCGGCCCGGTAATAGTGGGTCCCGGACACCGCCCCGCTCAGGACCGCGGCCGTCGAGTAGGTGAGGCCGGACAGGTTGAAGTAGGCGTCCGAGTACACCCGTTGGCCGGCGCTGTTGACGTGGGACCGGGACAGGGACTGGAGGGACGAAACCGCCTCGGCCCCGGTCGGCCGGCCGCCGGTCACGGCCGGGGCGGCGGACATGGTCAGGGTCTCGGTGTACCCCCGGGCCCGGTCCTCCCGGGACACGACCGTCGGCCCGGTCGGGGCGGTCCCCGTCCACCCCGGGTACTGTCGGACCTCGCGGGCCGGGTCGTTGTACACCGTGTAGTCGATCACCCCGTCCGGCCGGGTCGTCTTCGTCGTCCGCCCGAGCGGGTCGACCTCGTAGGTCGTCGTCAGGTGGAGCCCGGCCGGGCTGGACCACCCGGCCGGTAGCCCGGCAAAGGTGGCGGTCAGGTCGGTGTCGACATCGGTGATCTGCTTGACCGCCGCCCCGGTGGCCGGGTCGTACTCGGTGTAGCCGATCGACCCGGCGGCGTCCTTCGCCCAGGCCACCCGCCCGAGGGCGTCGTAGGCGATGACGCTGGAGGTGGCTGTCCCTGGCCCGTTCTGGGCGGTGGTGACGGCCGGCAGGGTGGTGGTGACGGTCGCCGGGAGGGCGGTCGTGCCCTGCCAGGTGTACGACAGGGTGGTGGTCTGGGCCCCGGTCCCGTTCTCGTTCCGGTACACGGTGGTGGCGGCCGGGACGACCGTCACCCCGTCCCCGGCCAGGGCGTAGGTGGTGGTCGCCTGCTTGACCCCGGCCCCGCCCGTCCCCCGGTGGAGGAGCGTGTCGGTCAGCCGGGTGTCGACGTTCCCGCCGGAAGTCGCGGTCGCGTACTGGTACGCGGTCACCAGCCCGGACCCGGCCGCCAGGTGGGTCGCCCCGAGCCCGGTCGCCCCGTACCCGAGCAGGTCGGCCAGGGCCTCCGCGTGCCCGGTCACCGCCGACGGCCCGGCCTCCGCCACCACCCGCCGGGCCGGGTCCTTCAGCCCGCCGTACGGGTCGAGCCGGTAGTCCGGGGCGTACTTGCTCGCCCACCGCCACTGCTGGCCGGTGGCCGCGTCCTTGTACACCCGCAGCAAGAGGTCGTTGTTCCGGTTCAGGTAGTAGGTGTTCTCGTTCCCGTCCGGCAGCGTCTCGACCACCTTCCGGACCCAGGTGTTCGGCAGCTTGGCGAACGGCTCGGCCCGGGCCGCGTACGTGTACGTGTAGGTGCCCTGGCCGCCGGAGCAGGCCGAGCACCCGTCCCCGGCGGCCACCCGCTTGGTCGCCCGGTTGGACGAGTCGTACTCCAGGTAGGTGTCGGCGTACGGGGCGACCTGGGCGTCGGACAGGGCGTCCACGTTCGCCCCGAGGGCGGCCACCAGCCGGTCGTACGCGGCCGGGCCGAACGCGTACTTCAGGTTCCCCGGCCCCATCATCCCGGGGTAGTACCGGTAGTAGCTGGTCTCCACCGGGTTCCCGGCCGCGTCCTTGACCACCGCCAGCTTGACCTGGCCGGACCCCATCCCGGTCCCGTAGGTGTAGGCCGCCGACCGGACGGTCGACCACGCCCCGGCCCCGACCTTCCGCCGCAGGGTGGCGGTGTTGGCCGTGTAGTCGGTGGCGACCGACTCGGTCACCGCCGTCGCCCCCGACCCGACCACCGTCTGGACGTCGGTCGGCCGGCCGGAGGAGTCGTACGCGGCCACCGCCGTCTGGGACCCGCCCGGGGCGGTCACCGCCTTCAGCCGGCCGGCCAGCCCGGCCGAGGTGTTGGCCGAGTTGAAGTCCCAGAAGGTGTACCGGGCCCCCCGGCCGTCGGTCACCTCGACCACCCCGTTGGCGGTGTCCTCGGTCAGCCGGTACGGGGCGTCGAACCGGGGGCGGAAGGTCGGGGCCTCGGGGGCCGACCAGTGGTCGAAGTACTTGTCGAAGAACGCCACCGGGTCGCCCCGGTCGACGACCGCCAGGGACGACCCGTTCGGGGCCCAGCCGTTGGGGTTGACCCGGGCCAGGCTCAGCCCCATCCCGGTGGTGGTCGTCCCGCCGGTCTGCCCGCCGGTCCCGGAGGCCAGGACGGACGCCCACCCCCACCCCTGGCGGGCCGGGGCCCCGCCGGCCCCCCCGCCCAGGTCGTCCCGCTTGAGGGTCACCGTCCCGTCCAGGGCGACCCCGCCGGCGGTCGCCGCCCCGGGGCTCGGCCCGACCCCCGCCCCGCCCCCCAGCCACCCGCCGCACCCGCAGTCCGCCGGGAGCGGGCCGGGGATCAGGGTGGCCTCGGCGAAGGCCTCCGACCCGGCCGTGTAGTTGGCGTCCCCGTTGTACCGGTACCGCACCCGCATGAACCCGTTGGCGTCGACGGCCAGGGCGGCGGTGACGATCCCGGTGTAGGCGTGCCCGTCCGCCCCCGGCTGGAGGGTGGCCGTCCCGAGCTTGGTGTTGGTGGCGTAGTCGTAGAAGTCGACCGTCCCGGTCGGGGTCGGGAGGGACGGGTTCTTGCTGTACCCGACCCGGACGGCGATCGGCTGGCCGGGGGCCAGCGAGGTGACCTGGGCCGCCATCGGGATGTTCATCGGCGGCGGGTCGTTGCTGGCCGCCACCCACACCCCGCCGGTAAAGCCCGGCCCGAACGGCTGGTACTCGCCCTGGGGGGCCGGGAGCTGGAGCCCGGTCGCCCCGTCGAACACCCGGACGGTGGCGGTCGGCCCGGGGCCGGTGCCCACCACGACATCAGCATAAGGATCGTCGCTCACATATGCGAGGGCCACCCGCACCCCGCCGGTCGCCTCCGCCCCGAACGGGGCGAAGTCCAGGAGGGTTCCGCCGGTGGCGCCGGAGAACACCCGCACCTGCGCGGGGTCGCCCGGACCGGTCCCGACGGCCAGGTCGAACGTCCCGTCCGCGTCCGCGTCCCCGGCCAACGCATCAGCACCGACCGACACTCCGCCCCGGGTGGCCGGGTCGAAGGCGTAGAAGCTGCCGAGCGGGCCGTCCACCGGGGCCGTGGTGAACAGGTCGTAGACCTTGACGTGCGGGGCCCCGCCGACCCCGGCGCCCACCGCCAGGTCGGCCAGCCCGTCCCCGGTGACATCCGCCGCGGCCACCGACACCCCGCCGTCGAAGTCCGGGTCGAAGGCGAAGAAGTCCCGGATCACCGACCCGTCGGCCCCGCTGAACACCCGGACCCGGGGGCCGCCGCCATGCCCGGCCGCGGTGATGACGTCCGGCACCCCGTCCCCGTCCACCTCCCCGGCCGCCACCGTCAGCCCGCCGGTGAACGTCTCCTCGTACGCCCAGAAGCTGCCGATCGCCCCCGGCACCTGCTCGCCCGTCTTCCCGTCCAACACCCTAACGTTCGGCCCACCACCCGGGCCGGGGGCGGCCACCAGGTCGGGGTAGCCGTCCCGGGTGAAGTCGGCCGCCGCCACCCGCACCCCGCCGGCGAACGCCGTGTCGTACACCGCCCGCTCGAAGTCCAGCTCGCCGGTCTCGGCGTCGTACGCCCGGACCACCGGGGCCCCGCCCTCCCCGGCCCCGGCGAAAATCACCGGGAGGGGCAACGGCCGCCCGCCGTCCGGGACCACCCGGTCTTCGAGCCCTTCGACCCGCAGGGGAGCGGGTCGGCGCGTGGCAGTACGGGCCGGCTGGCGGAGCCAGTGGGTGAGACGGTTCATTAATTGTGATCGCCGAGGGTGCGGCGTCGAGGGTGCGAGTTCAGGCGAGGAGATAGAAACTTACCCGTTCCGACGGGCCGCGCCAACCCGCGGATTCGGAATAATCCGGAAAATTGCACCCGGTTTCCGGGACATAGCGTGTGTTGACACGAGGACCAGAAATGTTCGGCGGTGACGGCAAAACGCTTGTCGACCTCCGGAGTGGCCGCCCGTGTGTCGGCATCTGGCCCGGGGCGGCGCGGGGTAACGAGTCGGAACGGCCGGTCAGCGACACCGGCGGGATTGCGGCTTGGGAACAGGAGGGACGGCGACGGCCGCCAGGCCGAGGTTGGCCCGGTCGTCGGCGGCGTTCGTCAGCTCGATCCCGAAGCCGGGGAAGCACCCGACGACCGCCCGCCGCCCGGAGGCGAGCGCGTCCCGGCACCGGACCCGGGGGAACTCGGGCCACCCGCCGGTGGCAATGTGGGTCAGGACGAGGTAGGCCACGACGACCCGGGCCGGGGCCGGCTCCTCGTCCTTGGCCAGCCCGGAGGCCTGCTTGTCGTACCCCTTGCCCGGGTCGACCAGCCGGAGCTGCCGCCACCCCTCGGCGACGGCGTGCTTGCCGAACGGCTGCTTGTCCGCCCAGTCGCCGGGGCAGAACAGCCCGGGGAACCTGAGCCGTAAACTGGTGATCGCCGTGCCGGGGTCCCAGAAGGTGACGGACCCGGGCCGCGGGGGCGGCCGGGCCGGCGGGTCGTACGGCGGGTACAGCCCGAGCAGCTCGTGGGCCTTGGCCGGGGTGATCCCGTCCAACGCCGGCGGCGGGGGTTTCGGGGCCGGGGGTTCCGTCCGGGGTGGAACCTCCACAACGGGTTCGGCCGGGACCGGCGGCAGGGCGGGCGGGTCCGCCTCCTCCTCGTCCGACACCTGACCGGTGAACCACTCCTCGGTCCGGGATAAACACTCCTCGGCGTCCGCGAGCCCCGCCGGCGTCAGGGTGCCCTTGAGGGCGAAGAACCGGATCGCGTCGGCCCACCCCTTTTCCTCGGCGGCCTCGAACAGCACCCCGCCGTCGGTCGAGTCGATCTCGGATAGTTTTTCCAGCAGGATTTCCGCCCGCCGGCACAGGGCCAGCGAGCGGGGCGAAACGCGGTCGTTTACCGGGCCGGTCATGGGCCGAGGTTAAACCGGCTTGCGGGTCGGGGGAAGGTCCGCAAACGGCCCGTAGGGGTCGTTCAGCAGCTCGTCGGCGTCGTCCCGGTCGTCCACCGGCCCGCAGTCGCAGTGCTCCCGGCAGAGCGGGGCGTGGCGGCGGCAGGTGATGGCGGTGCAGGTGCACAGCCGCTTGTCGGTCAGGTTCCTCGTCTGGCAGCAGTAGCACGCGGACATGGGGGCCTCCTTTCCCCCGATCAGAGCGCCTCCCGGCCCGTCGCGCGATCTCAGTAGCGGTGAAATCTTTTCCCTCCCGCACGGTCCTCGTGGGCCGTCGAACTCGTCCCCATGCATGGGTAAAAACCGCGATACGGCCGCCCCGGAAGGGGGTGAGATTATAGTGTTGGAACCCGTCCGACCCGGCCTTCCGGACTCCGGGAATCTCCGTATCGCATGAGGTGTTCAGTTCGCCCTGGTGGTGGAGGCCCCGTGCCCCCGTACGGGGGCCTGCGGACACAACTTGCAAGCGTCGACGGGGCCGGGTGGGTTACAGCCTCTTCCAGCCGACCGGCTCGCACCGGAAGGCCTCCCCGGCGGGGGACACGACGACATCGCCGATGGAGGTGCTGCGGGCTTCGGGGTCGATGCACGTCACGCCGGGCTGGAGGGACCAATGCCGGTCGTGGCTGTTGGTCCGTGCGAAGGCGGCTTGCGGGTCGGCGGCGTCGACCTCGGCAACGAGCCGGTAGCCGTCGGGCCAGCGGGGCGGGGGGAACTGAAAACGCTCTGCGTGGAAGACTCGGTATTTCATCTCTGGGAATTCGGAAGGGCCGGGGGCGACTCTCCCCCGGCTGGTTAATCTCGGAAGGGGTCAGCCGCCGCGGTTCCCGAAGTAGGGGCCGCTCTCGTCGAACGTGACTTCCCCGCCCTCGCAGCGGAGCATGCCGTTGTAGGCACACCCGCACTCGAAGTAGCGGAGGGTAAGGGTCAGGTCCGGGAACATCTCGGCGGCCCGCTTAATGACCGGCTCCGGGGGGCTCCAGGCGGTCTCGAAGTGCAGGTCCTGGGAAACCTCCCTGTCCCACTCGCTCCGCTGGCCGATTTGCACCCGGCAGGCGTTCCACTTGGTGCCCCAGTTCTCGACGCACCAGTCGTAGCCGCCGGAGTTGAACCCGTCCGGCGGGATGGGTACGGTTTCCCGCTCGGCGGGTGTCAGGGAGTTGAAGCGGTCGTAGAACGCTTCCCGCTCCCGGTCCATCTGCTCCCACTTCTCCGGGTAGGGGATGAAGCGGTTGAAGTCGAACGGGGTTTCCTCGCCGTCGGGGGTCCCCTTCGCGTGCTCCAGAAACGCCGTCACCTTGTCGGCCGGCCCTTCGACGGTCAAATCGCATTCACACCAATTCGGCATATTCCTCCGGATAAACAGAAGGGCCGGGCGGCCACTCTCCGCCCGGCTCGTTGTCGTCTGGCGTTAAGCGGCTAAGGCGATGTCGTAGGCCCGCCGTTTAATCCGCTCGCCGTCCCCGAACCAGGCGGAATCCAGCCGCGTTTCGGCGTCGTCCTTCCGCCTACCCCGGAGGTGGTCGACCCAATCGGTGACCGCGTTGTAGGCCCCCCAGTAGGTGCCGTGGACGCCGTTCAGCATCGCCCCCGGTGCGGCGTAGTACGCCGACAGGATCTGCGGGTAGGCCCTGGGCTTCTTCCCGTGGGTGTAGGTGTCCGGGGCGATGTCGAGTACGGCGTCGACGTACCGTTGCAACCCGTCGATGGGCAAGGCCTTGGCGGCCATCGTGCGGAAGTCGGCGACGGTGGCCGTGAAGGTCTTCGCGGCCATGTCGACGGTTTTCTGAACGAGGGAAAGGCCCTGTTCTACCCCCGAGGTGTGCCGAACCCGGATGCAGTCCTCTAACCCGGCGTCGGCTCTGCGGTCGGCCCGTGAGAGGGTGTTCCAGCAAACGACCCGGATGGTGGTGAACTGGCACCGCACCGACTGGCTGCCGTCGTGGGCGTTTGAGAGGAGGAAGTACCCCCGGACGGAATCGCGGTCCACTACGTCGGCGATGGCGTCCTTGAGCCGTGCCAGAACCCAAACCCGCTTGCCGGCTTTGAGGCTCCCGGCTGCCTCCAACTCGCAAAGGCCGGAGTCCAGGAACGGCTGGAAGAAGTCGAAGGCGACGACGTTTTGCAGCGGCTTGTACCCGTTGCCGACGACGCCGAGGATGCTCCGGTCAGAACTCCGGACAACGGCATGGTGGGTGTCGACGCCGATGGTGCTGATGGTCTCTCGGTCGCCGTCGAACATCGCCGCGTAGATGTTCTCCAACGACACCGACCAATCGAGGCCAGCGGCCCGGATGGCGTCCGGTATCGAGGGTGACTCTGGGAGCACAACCCCGAGCTTGTGCCAAGCCGGGGTGCGGGTGAAGAAGGCGGTTTCTATCTCGTGTGCCATTGGGTCTTCTCCTGATGCGGGGTCGGTTTCACAGGTCCGACCTCTGTTAACGGGGCCAGATTACTACGGAATCCAAAGACGAGTCAACATCTTTGAGACGTAAATCAGAAGAAATAACCGGGGTTGAGCGGCAGTAGAACGGCGTTTGCCGCCCCTCCGCTTAACTGCTAACTCGGCGCTTCGCCGGATGACGGAAATGGCGGGGAGCGGGGGAACGCCGGGGCCTGACTGCCTCCGGCCGGGTGGCCGGCGAGGGAATTGGGGGAGGGGTGGTGCCGGAATCCCGGCCACCCGGCCGGAGGCAGTCAGGAGATGCGTTTGAACTCGATGACCCAGACCCACGGGTTCTCGGACCAGGTGTAGCCCGGCCGCTTGCCGTTAATGCGGTCCCAGACCTCCGCGAAACCTTGCCGGTACGTCTCGACCTTGGCGGCGAGGGCGCTCGGGTAAACCCGCCGCTCATAGGCCACCGGGGCTCCTTCTGCCCGCGCGTCCGCCTCGCTGATATCCCCCACCCGCTCGACCCGCACACCGGTAATCTCCAGCGTGCTGCGGCTGGCCCAGCGGGGCATGTGGATGGACGGCTTCCAGGGAGCGCAGCGGCTTCTGTCCCAGGTCGCTCGGTAACGCACCCCGTGGTGGGGCGCGGCCGGCTGAGAAACGGATGACTTCGTCGGGTCGAAACCCTCGGGGTATTTCTCGCAGCCAGCGGAGCACGGGACGAGTGCGAACGCCTCCCGCACCCAGAGCCAATCGCCGGGCTGGCCGTGGGGGCAGCGCTCATCCTCGTTGAGGATTGGTACTCCAATCCAGGAAGTCATCGGCAACGGCGTGATGACCCGCCGCGTCTGCGACTTCCGCCCGTCGAGGATCGCCCGGACCATCTCGTCGCTGAAGAGAATCGGCCGCTCCTTCATGGCTTGCCCGCGTCGGACAGCGCTTGGGCGAACCCGGTAAGCCTCTGCTTCAGCCGTGCTTCCTCTTTCGGCCCGTGGTCCTCCCACGACACCACGCACACCTCCGGCGGCTCGGCGTTGCTCCAGCGGGGGACGAAGTTCTCTCGGGCCGTCTTTACCGCCTCGTCGTAGGTGTCGGCGAACACCTCCAGGCTGCCGCCGAAGTCGACCTCGTAGGACAGGGTGACGGTCCAGAGCCTCAGCCCGGAGCCGGGGATGCCACCCGGCCGGTTCCGGTCCTCGGCCACCTCCAGGGCCGCGTGGAAGTCGATGCCGAACCGCTGGCACAGGTCGATCACGTCGGCCAGGAACTGCGGGACGTCGACGTGGGCCATCTCGGAGGCGTAGTGCTCGAGCAGGAAGCCGCCGAGGATGACGGCGGCGGGGAGCTTGGTTTCGTCTGAGGTCATACGGATAGTCTGAAGTGCCCGCCGGGCCACTCTCCCGGCGGGGCGGTTAACCGGCGGCGGACCACTCGGCCAGCCAGCGGCAGGCGTCGGTCCCGTCGATGTGCATCGGCTCGTCGTCCGGCCCCTGGGCCAGGGCCAGCCCGACGGCGCACGCCTCGCAGCTGCGGGAGATGTTCTCCGGCGACCCCGGGAACCGGACCCAGTGCCACTCCTCGCCGTCCGGGACGGCCTTGGTGCAGTACGCGCAGGTGCGGTCCATGCTCACCTCCCGACCTGCACAACGATGGCCAGGAGCAGGTCCAGGACCGCGAGCACAAGGGCGGCGACGCAGACGACGGTCAGGGCCTTGTCGGTGGCGAGGGAGCCGGGCGGGATGTGTTTCTGAGTCATGTTCCTCCGAATGCGTGCGGCGTTCACAGGCGCCGCGTGGTTGACGAGGGGCAGGATGCCAGAGATTCAAAGACGAGTCAACGTCTTTGGGGGTAGAAAAACCGCCTCTTTCCTGTGAGCCGGGAGAGGCGGAAACCGGCTGCCCTTGGGGGCGATTCGCATCCGAAGAGGCCGTTCGGCCACTCGAAATCCTGTTGTGTACTGGCGTTTACATATTTGGTAAATTCCGATCGTGATCACGGAGACTACAGCTCGATATCCCGTTACGCTTTCGGCCGGTGACCGCGTAGGCTATTGGACCCTGCTGCAATACTTCGCTGGCGAACGACCACGAAGGACTCAGTACCTGTGCCGATGCGTTTGCGGAGTCGAAAAACGGGTGGACGTGCGGAACCTGCGACACGGCCGGTCGAGAAGCTGTGGTTGCCGGGCTGGGGAAGGTAATAAGGGTGGCCCTGGTGTGCCTCGGAAGCACGGGCATTCGGCAAGCGGGGAAATGTCCCGAACATACCGGTCCTGGTGCTGGATGAAACAGCGATGCTTCAACCCCAAAGAGAAGGACTTCCCCCACTACGGCGGCCGAGGGATCACGGTCTGTGAGCGATGGAGGAACTCGTTTGAGGCTTTTTTGGCCGACATGAGCGAGAGCCCAGGCAAGGGCTACAGCATCGAGCGGATCGACACCAACGGGAACTACGAGCCGACGAACTGTCGGTGGGCGACACAGCGCGAGCAGATCAACAACCGCCGGATGACGAAAAGGCTCACCTTTCAGGGCGAGACGATGGCGGTCGCGGACTGGGCAAGGAGGATCGGGTGTCCTCGCCACCTGTTGCATGGCCGGATTAAACTCGGATGGTCGGTAGAGGAGATCTTGAGCAGACCGGCCCGCCGCAGACGCAAAATCGCATAAGGCCTCCAACCTGCCGCTTCTGGTACCCTGGGCTTGCATCACTTCTCCTCGGAGGCCCCGTGTCCGGAAAGCTGCTCGACTCCTCCACCGCCCACGCCCTGTTCAGCCTGCACGCCGTCGCCAGCGAGCGGACCCTGGCCTTGGACCTGAACTGGGACGGCCTCCGGCCCCCGGAATCCGCCTGGATCGTGCAGCTCTGGGACCCCGGCGAACGGGAGGTCGTGACCTCCCGGGCCGCCACGCTCGCCCTGGCCGTGGCCTCGGCGCTCGACCAGGTGCGGGCCCAGAAGCTGCCCGGATAGGACCTTCTGGGTGAGATGGTCGATGCTCCGCATGAGGATTTGATACTTCGCCCGGTACTGCTCGAGCTCGGCCACGCGGGCCTTGAGGTCGTCTCGCTCCCGGACCACCGCCGTGTGGTCGGCGACCCGGACCCCGATGTATTCGGGGGCAATTAGGAGTTGGCGGACTTCTATCTCCAGATCGGCGACGCGGCCTTCCAGGGCGTCGATGTAGTCGTGAGCGAAGCAGAGCGTCGCGCAGGCGTCGACGCCGTCCGATGCGTTGGCCGCAAGGTATGCCGCCTTCTTCGCTCTAAGTTCCTCTTCCATCCGCCTCACCAGCCCCCTGTCGCCGTGGTCGTCGTGAACGAGAACGCCCCCGTATACGGGGACGCCTTGTCGAAGTCGAAGGAAAAGCCCTTCAGGATCTCCAGCGCCCGCTTCTGCACCCCGAGCGAGCGGGTGACCGCCTGCCGCTGGGCGGCGCACTGGTCGAGGGCGGACTGGACGGCCTGCTGGAACAGGTTCGGCTGGCCGGACACCGTCAGCTTGGCGGACAGGACCTCGGCGACGGCCGCGAGCTGCTTCTCCTCCTGCTCCAGGGTCTTCAGGTTCTGCCGGTTCTTCGCCTGCTCGGCCTCCAGCGTGCGGCGGAGGCTCCCGACCACGTCGAGCCGTTTCAGCCCGTCGGGGCTGGTCTGGGCGAGGAGTTTGAGGAACAGCTCCCGGAGGCCCTGGCAGGCGGCGCCGATCTCGTTGGCCTCGGTGCTGTCCGGCATCACCCCGAAGGTGTCGAAGAACGCCCGCTTCCGGTCGTCGGTGAGGGTCTCGTAGGCGAGCTTCACCGGCAGGAAGGCGTCGCCGTCGCCCCCGGCGTCGGGGTGGTGCCGCTTCGCGAGGTCGTAGTACGCCTTCTTGATCTGCTCCTTCGTGGCGGTCATGTCGACGCCGAGGGTGGCGTAGGGGTCGGTTTCAGTTCCCTGAGTCATCTGTCTCCTGCGTCCCGAAAGCCCCGTCCGACATCCCCACGCACTGGCCGTCTACCAGGACGTAGTACGTGTCCCAGCCGCACCGGTCGTCGTAGCCGACGTGCTTGAAGGAGATGGAAACCGGCCGGTCGCCGAGATGTAGCCACGCCTTTCGGACCTCGGCCTCGAGCTCGGCCACGCTGGAAACCGAGACGGTGGTGGCGAGGCTCTCCTCGAGCATGCCGCGGTGACGGCGGAAGAGGGTGGGGCGGACGGCGAGTTCCGTGATCATAGCTGCCCCCGCTTGTTCAACTCGTTCACAACGAGCTGGGCGTACCCGGCGATGTCCCGCCACGAGTCGTCGTAGTTCGGGTCGCCGTTCAGGATGCGGCCGATCTTATGGCAGATCATCTCCAGCGCCTCCCGCTGGGAGTGGGTGAGCCGCTCCCACTTCGGCTGCGCCGCGCACTCGGCCTTGAGCCGCTGGGTGATCCGGGCGTGGTCCCGGAACTCGCCGTACCGCTTGCCCCGCTCGTTCAGCGTGTCCTGGATGTTCTCATTAGCCTGCGTCATGCCCCTCCTGTGTGTCCTTACGCTCCAACTCCTCGGCCCACCCTTCGACCGCTTCGGCCGAGATGGCGAATCCCTCCCGGGGCCAGCGGGCGACGAACGCCTGCTTGAAGTCCTGATAGACGTGGCGGGCGTGGTCGTCCCCGAGCACGTCGGCGGTGATGGCCAGCGCGAGCTGGGCCGGGCCGGACCCGGAATAGCCGAGTTCAAAGCCAGTGGGGCTGTGGTTCCGGAGGTCGAGCCGGAGGTCGAGTTCCACCGGCGGGAGGTCGTCGACGTGCTTGGTGACGATGAGACCGCCGTGACCGGCCCTGCGGCCCTGGTAGGTTACTGGGCTCATGCCTCTTCCTCCTTCCGCTCCTCCAGCTTCCTCACCCGCGCCTCCAGCCTGGCCAGACGGGCCTTCACGGCGCGGAGGTTGGTGAGCGTGATGTCCTGGGCGTTCCTCTTCTTCGCCGCCTTCTTCCTCACCGCCATCACAGCCTCCGCTCGAAGAACCGCATCACGTCCGCCCGGGCCTCCTCGTCCGCCCGGCGGACCATGTTCACGATCCGCATGGTGCCCTCCAGCGAGGACAGGTCCCCGCGGGCGATGGCGAGCGACAGCTCCTCGGCCTGGCCGACCAGCGTCGCCTCCTCCTGTGGGTCCGGCGTCGGCTCGAACAGCCTCAGCCGGGGTTCGTAGTTCGGGTCTTCCAGTCCCATGTGCCTCCTTGGTTCGCCGTTATCCTTCCGCTTCACTGACGCCGACACTCCCCCACCTCCCGCCGGCTCCGCTCGGTGAACCCGAGATACCACCCGGCCGCCTCCAGGAGCCCCTGGGCACCGCCGTTCATGACGTCCTGGCCGTCGGAGTGGTCCGCCCCGAGGGCGTGGGCCAGCTCGTGGGCGATGGCGACCTTGGAATGGGCCAGCTCGTGGCCGGGGTAGCGGTCGAACCTCCCGGTCATGACCGTCGCCCCCCAGCCGCACGTGTAGGCGATGCCGGCCGACCAGAGCTGCCCGGCGTGCTTGTACTTCGGCTCGACCCGGAGCACGATGGCGGCCCGGGGGGACGGGTCCACGTCCAGCCCGGCGAAGTAGGCGTCGTGGTGGGCGCGGGCCTGGTAGGGCTTCCCCCGCCTGGTCGACCACCTCACCACCCGCAAGGTGACCCCGAGTTCGTCCCTGATCTGCTGGACGGCGGCCGCCACCACCTGCCGGGCCTCCGGCTTGGTGAGGCCGTGCGGGTGGGTGGTGTGCCGGACCTCGACGGTGACGGCCTGGGCGTGGACGGCCGTCGGGACCAACAAGGCCATCAGCCCGACCTTCCTCAACCCTCCTTGCGGCTTGCTCATACTCCCCCGTCAGTCGTTCATCCGGTCCGCCCGGTCGTTCCAGGTCAGCACCTCGCCCAGCGTCGTCCGCCACGCCTCCCGGTCGAAGAACGCCACCACCCAGCGGGCGAAGTCGTCCCGCTCGGGCGGGAAGGGCGGCGTGCCCCACGCCGAGGTCAGGAGGTCCTCGGCCAGCAGCACGGCCCCCGCGTTCATCCCGCCCCAGTCGTACCCGGCCTCCGGCAGGGCCACGCCCGCGAAGTCCGGCGGGTCGTGCCGGGTGACCAGCGGGCCGTCCGGCGTCCGCCGGCCCTGGAAGTACACCTGCATCGGGCTACTCCTCGTGCTCGTCCTTCACCCCGTTGGGGTACAACCGCCCCGGCGACATGGCCCGCTCGACCGCCTTCTTCAACTGCTCCTCCCGCTCGGCGGCAAGCCGCATGATCCCCCGGGCCGCTTCCTCCCGGGAGCACAGGCGGGTCCGCGCCATGTCGATCCACTTCAGGACCGCCTGCTCGAACGTCTCCTGCCGCGGCGGCAGGTCGATGAACGCCATGAGGTTCAGGCCGCTCCCGGCGAAGCTCGCCGGGATGTGTCTCGTGTCACCGTTCAGTTTGCTCATGGGCCTCCGGTGTTGGCAGCACCTCCGTGTCGGCTCCGTCAGAAATGGCCGGCTTGCGACGCCGGAGACACTCCCAGTCCCAAACGGTGTGGGCCCGGAGCACGTCCTCGGCCGCGAGGGCGAAGATCTCCCAGGCGCCGGTCTTGGCCGCCGAGTCGAACATGTCGGCCAGGTACTCCCGGGCGTAGGCCGGGTCCTTGAGCCGGTCGGCCAGGCCGGCGGGGATGTCGGTGTCTCCGGACGTGCTGTGGTGTCGGTCCATATTCCTCCGAATGCGTTGTCACAGTCCCAGGCTGCCACAGGTCGGAAAGGCGAGTCAACAACTTAGGTGTGAATTTCTCAACTCCACGGCGTGGCAGCCGGAGGTCCAGACCAGCCGCATCAGCCAGTCAACCCCGAAGCACCGCCCGGCGAGGCCGAGGGCGGCGATCCACGCCTGCCCCTCGGTCGCCCCGGTCCCCCGGATCTCGCTCGTCCTGTTGTCCACGATCGCCCAGCAGCTCATCCTCGTTCGGCCTCCCCAACCACAACGTCCCGACCACGAACCCGACCAGGAACCCGCCCCAGCCCCCGAGCAGCAGCCAGGTCACGACGGCACCTTCGCATTGAACTCATCCCGCATACACCCCTCCATCGAGCGGCCGGCCCGCTCGCCTCCGACGAACTTGTTGACTCTACATGCATCCGACCCCCATACTCAACACATATGCCTTACCACGTCATGAAGCGGCCCCGGAGCCGCAACGCCATCAAGGAACTGTTGCTAAAGATCGCCGAGCGGCACGGGCTGCGGCGGTGGGAGCCGCCCCTGTGCGAGCGGCTCGACATCGGCCCGTACGCCCCGCGGAACTGGCTGGAGCGGGGGATCCCGGAGGGCTACTGGCCGGCCGTGGCGGAGCTGGCGGGGGTGCCGCTGGCCGACGTGCGGGCGGCCCACAAGGTGATCCGCGCGAGGTAGCCAGCTCCAGGAGCCGCCGGCGGATCGCCCCCAGGTCCCAGCCGAGCGCGTCCGCCACCTCCTCGGCCGAGAACGGCGGCCGGGCCCGGTAGCCCGGCCCGAACAGGTACGCCTCGGCGTTGGTCCGGTGGTGCGGCCTCACCTCGATCGTCCCGCCGCCGTTCCCGGAGATGTCGGCCCGCCCCAGGAAGTCCCGCACCGCCCGCTCGAACACCGCCGCCAGCAGGTTGTGCTCCGGGAGCCGCGGGGCCGCCCCGTCCTCCTCCCGGTCGATCTCGTACCGCTCCGTCGTCATATGTTGATCCCCCCCTCCTCGTACAAAAGGTCCCGTTCCTCTGCCTGGACGTGGTTCTCGGGGTGGTACTCCAGCACCTCGACCACCCGCCAGAACCCCTTCTCCTGGGCGATCCGGACCCGCTTCGGGGCCTTCAGCTCGCCGGCCTTCGCCCGCCGCAGTCCCTCGTCCACCGAGTCCGGGTAGTCCTGCGTCGGGTCGGTCGTCCGCTTGACCCACCAGTCCTTCGCCTTCCGCAGGGCGAACCCCTCGTGCTCCAGGCACACCCACTCGCTCACCTTGGAGACCGGGAGGTCCCCGAGCTGGATGATGGTGTGGTCGGCCCGGAGCGTCGGCACCGGGCTGTCCCTCTTCTCGTGCCGGGCGTAGCTGGTGCCGAACACCTCCACCTCGACGGGCCTGACCTGGCTGCTGAGGAGCGGGGCGTCGCTCGCCGTCGCCTCGTGACGGATCCGCTCCGGCTCGGGGAACGGGGCCCCGCAGTCCGGGCACTCCCGGGCCTTGATCTCGGCCACCGAGCGGCAGTTGGGGCACAGTTTCATGGGCGGCGACTCCACCCGCCCCTCCTCCCGGCCGGTGAGCGGGCACTTCCTGTAGGTGATCTTGATCCTGTCGAGCGGGCCGTGCCGGAAGGCGTTCCCGCCGAAGTCGGCGATCAGGCAGTCTTTCTTCCCCTCCGCCAGGCGGCAGCCCCGCCCGCAGATCTGGACCCACAGGCCCGTGCTTTTCGTCGCCCGGAGGACGCCGATGAAGTCGATGCCCGGGTGGTCGAACCCGGTGGTGAGGACGTCGCAGTTGACCATCGCCCGGAGCCGCCCGGCCTTGAAGTCGGTGAGGAGCATCTCCCGCTCGAGCGGCGGGGTGTCGCCGGTGACGACGCCGACGCTCACCCCCACCCGCTTCAGCACCTGGGCGATCCGGTGGGCGTGGTTCACGCCCGAGGCGAAGACGAGCCAGCTCCTCCGGTCCCGGGCCAGGCTCACCAGCTCTTCCAGCGCCGCCTCGACCAGGTCCAGGCGGTTGAACGCCCGCTCCATCGCCTCGGCCACGAACTCGCCGGCCCGGACGGCCACGCCGGAGAGGTCGGCCTGGTGCTTGCACGCCTTGCTGACGAGCGGGGAGAGGTAGCCCTGGCCGATGAGGTCGGCGATGTTCGCGTCGTAGGCGACGGCGGTGAACAGGCCGTCGGTGCCGCCGGTCAGGAAGCCGCTGCCCATGCGGTAGGGGGTGGCGGTGAGCCCGCAGAACCGGACGGCCGGGTTCTGGTCCGTCAAACCGTCGATGAGCGTCCGGTACATCCCCTCGCCGGTCGCCGGGATCAGGTGCGCCTCGTCGATGACGCAGAGGGAGAACTTCCCGAGCTGCTCCGCCTTCTTGAACACCGACTGGACGCCGGCGAACACGACCTGGGCGTCCGCCTCCTTCCTCCCCAGCCCGGCCGAGTAGACGCCGGAGGTGACGAACGGGGCGAGCCCCCGGAACTTGTCGCAGTTCTGCCCGATCAGCTCCTTCCGGTGCTGGAGGACCAGAACCCGGCGGTCGAGCCCCCGCTCGGCCACTTTCCGGGCGACCTCGGCGATGATGACGCTCTTGCCCGCCCCGGTCGGCAGGACCAACAGCGGGGCCCCCTGGGGGTTCCGTCGGAACCAGTCCCAGAGGGCCGAGAGGGCGTGGGCTTGGTACGGCCTGAGCTCCACCTGCCTCCGTCAGAAGGGAATTTCGTCATCGTCGAAGCTGCCGGCAACGGCAAGCGACGCCGGAGCCGGCGAACCTCCTCCCTCTCCGCCTCCGCCAGAAAACTTCCCCACGTCCGGCTTGGTGGTTTCCTTCCAGAGGATGGCCTTCACGACCGCCCGGGGCTCGTCGTCCTGCCCCTTCTCGTGCCCGACCCGGACGCGGATCGGGATGTCGTGGAGCTGGCTCGAGTCCTGAAGGTTCATCACCCCGCACGCCCGGCAGAGGGCCGAGAGCTCGGCCCGGCCGATCTGCTGGGCCTTCTCCGAGGCGTTGATGTGGTTGATGTACTGCCAGAGCTTCCAGCCCTTGTGCTCGCCGTCCACCACCTGGTAGGTGAGGGCCAGGTAGTACCCGGTGCCCTTGCTGTTCTCCTTGACCTCGCTCTGCTCGACGACCACCGTGTAGTCGCCCTTCGGGATCGCCCCCGAGCCCGACGACGGCGCCACATCACCCGCGTTGAACTCCATTCCGAGATTGCCGCTCATACCGTTCCTTCTTTTTCATTAGCCAAACTCTGTTGTGTCCCTTGCTCCGCTTCGGCCTGCTCCGGCCCCCACGGCGGGAGCTTCCCCATCGCCGCCAGCAGCCCGTGCCAGTCGAACGCCTTCGGCATCGGGACCTCGTACGGCAGGTCGAACCGGTTCTTCGCCAGGTGGGTCGGCCGCTCCTCGGTGTAGATGACCCGCTGGCCGGTCCCGACGCCGAGGGTGCGGGTCTGGTTGAACCCGGTCTCCTCCTCCTTCGTGAACACCTTGTAGTTCGCCAGGAACATCGCGTCGCACCACTGGAACAGCATGTCCCGGATGAACTTGTGGCAGTTGAGCGAGTAGCGGTCGTAGGCCGAGGTGTCGGGCGGCTCGAACCGCGTGATCTCCGAGTGCCCGAGGACGATGACCATCATCCCCTTGGCCTTGAGGAGGTTGAGCCCCCGGATCAGCCGCTCGAAGTACGGCGGGACCATTTTGTAGCCCTTGCCGTAGTTGGCGAAGATGTCCCCGCCCTTGGTGTCCTTCCGGCACGCCTCGCGGATCTCGGCGTGCACGAGCTGCTCCAGCCGGGACAGGGTGTCGAGCACCACCGTCTGGTAGTCGTGCTTCTCCTTCAAGAGCAGGGTGATGGCGTCCACCACGTCCTGGAAGCGGCCCACCTGCGGGAAGCGGGCGTAGGTCTCCCGGCCCTGGCCCTGCTCGGTCGGGATGACGATCGGCTTCGGGGCCTGGATCGCCCACTTGGTCTTACCGACCCCCTCCGGGCCGAACATGATGAGCCGGGGCGGACTCCGGTCCGGCTCGGTGACAATGGATTCGAGCGTGAATGACATGTTCCTCCTGTGTGGCCGTCCCGTGATGGGCGTCATTCACAGCCCGTGAATCACGTCCGCACCATGACCGGCGTCATTTCAATGGTTGACAGAGTTACTACGGGCGGACTAAAAGTGTCAACCATGAACAAGGCGCTACTCGAAATAATCGATCGGTGCGGGGGCGACCTGATGGTGGCCTACAACCTCGCCCTCCATCAGCAGACGGTGAAGCGGTGGGCCCGGCGGGGCGGCATCCCGTCCAAGTACTGGCGGCGGCTGTCCGAGATGGGCGGCATCCCCCTCCAATCCATCCGCGAGGTCCACGCGAAGGCTAAGCGTAAGTAAGGGGCCGCGTGACGACGTTCCTCGACCTCTCCCGGCGGCTCGTGCTGGAGCGGGGCATTTCCGTCCACCCGGTCATCCCCGGCGACAAGTGCCCCGGCAGGTACGGCTCCGGCCGGTGGTGGCCGCTGTCCGTCTCCGAGTACAAGCTGCGGCTCCCGACCGAGGAGGAGCTGGCGCTCTGGGCCTCGTGGCCGGAAGCCGGCCTCGCGGTCCTGGCCTGTCCGCTCTCCGGGGTCGTCGCCGTCGACTTCGACCACCGCCCGGACCTGCACCGGGCCGTCGCCGCGCTCCTCCCCGAGACGCCGGTCAAGAAGCGCGGGGAGAAGGGCCTGACGTGGTTCTTCCGCCACTCCGGCGAGGAGAACAAGAAGTGGTCGCTCGGCGGCGAGGTGGTGGTCGAGGTCCTCGCCAACCACTCCTGTACCGTCCCCCCGAGCGTCCACCCGACCGGGCTGCTCTACGAGTGGGACGGTCCCGGCCTGGCCGACGTCGACAAGGCGGACCTCCCGGTTCTCCCCGCCGACCTGCCCGACCGCCTGACCCAGTTCTTCGCGGCGTTCGAGCCGAAGCGGAGGGTGCCGGCCCCGGCCATCGAGCGGCCCGCCTACGTGCCCCGGCCGGACGAGCTGGAGGAGGTCGACCGGGCCCTCGACTGCGTCTCCCCCGACGATTACGAGACCTGGGTGCAGGTCGGGATGGCGATCCGGTCGAAGTTCCCCGGCGCCGACGGGTTTATGGCCTGGGACCGTTGGAGCCGGCGGTCGCCCAAGTACCACAAGAACCGGCCCGGGGAGATGAATCGGAAGTGGGGGTCGTTCTCCGGCGAGGGGGTGAACCTCGGGACCGTCTTCCACCTGGCGAGGGAGAACGGCTACCGCCCGCCTGCGCGACAGCCGACAAGTCCGTCACCCGTCGACCTGTCCGGCTTCCTCGGAGGGGTGAAGGAGAACCAAGCCTCACCCGAGAAGGAAAGACAGGAAGACCCGCCCGCCCCGTCGTTCGCGCTTCCGGTGGACTTGCTCACCTCGGCCCCGGGGCTGGTCGGGGACGTGGCCGTGTGGCTCACGGTCAACAACTTCTACCACCAGCACGCCTACTCGCTCGCCGCCGCCCTTTCCTTCGTCGGCGTCCTGAAGGCCCACCGGGTGTGCACCGAGGAAGACGCCCGGACGAACCTGCTGACCGTGGCCGTCGGGCCGTCCACGTCCGGGAAGAGCTCGCCGCTCAAGCGGCTCATGTCGCTCGCCGCCTCGGCCGGGGTGTTCGACCGGATGAACGGGGAGCCCGCGTCCGAGCAGGCCCTCATCAAGGGGCTGGTGGACAGCGGCCACAAGGCGCTGGTCCTGTGGGACGAGATGGGCCTGGCCCTGAAGGCGATGTTCTCGACCACCGCCCCGTCCTACAAGGCCGGCATCGTCCGGACGCTGCTCAAGGTCTACTCGATGGCCGACGAGACGATGCTCGGCTTCCAGTACGCGAACCACGACGGCAAGACCCCGCGGGTGGACCTGCACCAGCCGTGCCTGTGCCTGTACGGCACGACCACGCCGGAGGGCATCTACGGGGCCTTCTCCTCGGTCGAGGCGATCAACGGGTTCGCCGCCCGGCTGCTCCTGTTCGAGACGCACGACTACGTCGCCAAGCGGCACAAGGGGACGAAGATCCCGCCGCCCCCGGAACTGCTCGACCGGATCCGGGCGGCGGCCGGGCTGACCGACCCGGCCCCGGCCGGGAACCTGGCCGGGGTGGGCGTCATCGCCCCGCGAACCGTACCGTACGACGACGACGCCCGGAGGCTGGTCGACCTCGCCGGGGAGCGGTTCGAGGGGCTCAAGAACCAGGCCATCCGGGGCCGGCGGCGGGCCGACGAGTCGATCTGGGGTCGGGCCTACGAGCACATGGTGAAGGTGGCCCTGACCGTCGAGGACGGCCCCGCGATCACCGCGGCCAGCGTCCGCTGGGCGTTCGACCTGGTAGAACGGCTCTGCAAAAACATGGTCGTTGCCGCGCGGGATCAGATCGCGGACAATCAGACCCACGCCGAGGTGAACTCCGTGCTCCGCATCATACGGGACGCGCACCCCGGCTGGCTGTCGCTCAGCGACATCTACAAGAAGACCCGCGGGATGCCCCGCCAGAAGAGGACGGACCACCTTGCCCAGCTACTGGAGGAAGGGACGATCGAGTGCGACGAGCAGACGACCGGCGGGCGGACCAGGAAACTCTACCGGTACCTTAACAGCACTTAATCGCAGCTTAATCGCCTCGGGGAAAGTTGAGCCGTTCCGCTGACTTGACCCCTTAATCGACATAATCGACATAATCGCAGCCGGGCAGGCCGGGACAAGATTCGTGTCTGAAATGCCCCAGACCATTGCTATTATGTATATTAAGTAGATTATCTATTTATTAGATATATAACTACTTCTCTTCACTCAACTTCATCCCGACCCTTAATCGACACGCCCCCTGCGATTAAGGTGCTGTTAAGGTAAGCGCCCCGCCTGATACCCTCGGCTCATGACCTGGGCCCGGCTCGCCCCCCTCGACCCCTCCACCCCCGACTACGAGCACCTGGAACAGGTCCGGTTCTTCAACCTGCTGTCCAACGTCAACCACCCGGCCGCCCGGCTCGCCTTCGCCGTCCCCAACCAAGCCGTCGCCAAGTTCCGGAGCAAGGCCGCCCGGGTCCGGTTCTGGAAAGAGGGGGTTCGTGCGGGGGCGCCGGATGTACTCGTGCTCTGGCCGATTGGCGAGCGACACGGTTTGGCGTTGGAATTCAAGCGACCCGGGGAGAACCCACGTCCGGAGCAAGTCGAGTTCTTGGAGCGGCTCGATGCAGCCGGATACCAAACAGCGGTCGTCTTTTCTGCAAAACAAGCTTTTCAAACACTCCTGGAGTACCTCGAAGTTGAGGTAAACTGGCGGTGAATGAAGCGGAGCATTCGACTCAAGCCCTCAACGGTACTTTACTGCGGCTACTGCGAGCACTGTAGCAACGGTATGGTCGTTCGCCGCGAGGCTTTGAAGCGTCGCTTCTGCTCGACGAAGTGTCGATATCTGGCCATGGGCGTTGCTCAGCGAGAGGCGGCAAATCCGAGCTGGAAAGGGGCGAAGGTCGAACGACGTTGCCGCATCTGCGTCACAAGGTTTTTGGTCTACCGAAGCTCGACGAAGCAGACTTGCTCACGGCGATGCGATTCAGAGCGCCGTCGAATCACTCAGCTTCGAGAGCGGTCACACCGCTGGAAAGGAGGACGGACCTCGCTGGTAATGACGATTCGGAACTCGGCTCTATACACGGCATGGCGAAAGACGGTCTTCGGGCGAGATGACCACACTTGCTTTCTCTGCCAGCGACGCGGTGGACGGCTGACCGCGCACCACATCAGCCCCTTTGCCTCGGACTCTGTTCTCGCCCTCGAGCCCGCTAACGGAATCACTCTCTGTTGGCCGTGTCACAAGGGAATCAAGTCGAGAGAGGGAGAGTACGAGGACCGATTCTACTCCCACACGACGCAGCTCCGGTGGCTGCACATCTCTTGTGAGCGCTATACGCACATCTCCAACGCTGCTTCTGCCCTCGGCCTGGAAGCCCACTTCTCCTGACGCCCAACCAGAAACCTCGTGCAACGATCCGCGTCATGCCGCATCCTACTCCCCAGTGGACCGGAAGCCCCACATCGCCGACCTCGTCCAGTACGACGAGTTCGGGCCGTGCGACCTGGCGACGCCGGAGAAGCGGCTCATCGGCGCGGTCGTCCTCCGGGCCGTCCTCGACTTCCACTCCGTCGCCAGGTGCGACCGGAACGCCCGCCGGTCGGCCCGCATCTTCCTGTTCTCCGACAACCCGAGAAAGAGCCTGCTCCGGGAGTACCTGGCGTTGTTGTTCCAGGATCCGGAGGGGGAACTCCGGCGGCTACGGGCCGGGGTCCTCGACGGGTCGATCCGGCCGAAGAAGGTGGCGACGCCGGAGTGAAGTTGTTGACTCACGATGTCGGGTCGTGGCAACCTGCGGACGGGTCACAACGGTGCCCGGCGCGGGTGAGGTAAAGCCCGCATGCCGAAGCCCCGGAGGCAGGCCCGGGTGCCGCTGGGACCCGTGCACGTCGGGGGTGGAGGAACTTGACAACGCGGTGCGATCCGTATGAACCTGCGCAAATCGCATGGAGGGCACACAAATCCTCCGTGTTACCGAAAGACCGTGACCTCTCCGTGCCGCCAAGCTGGGAAGGGGTCGCGGTCTTCGCCTTTTCAGGTGCTCTGACCGGGTCGAGGCGGGGCGCCCGAGCCTCTCCTGTACGGCACTGAATTCGGGACGCAAGCCCCCGAAGCGCAGGGTAGCCGACACCGAGCCCGGCCTTCATCTTCCTCAACGGCACGCACACCGCACGGCGGGGCGGCCGCCTTCTTGCCCATCTTCCCCCGTGACAAGCCGAGTCAACACGTGCCATCCTGGTACCCAGGATGCGACTGAGGATCGTGAGCGACGGATCGGCGGACGGGACTCGGGTCGTGGACGAGGACGGCCGCACCCTGGAGGGTGTGGCCGCCGTTACCTGGCAGGTGAACCAGGACCGCACCGTCACCGCCACCCTCGTGCTGCGGGAGGTGGCCGTCGACATCGCGGCGGAATACACGCCCAAGACCACGGTCGTCACCTGCCCGATCTGTGACGCCCGGTACGAGGTGCCGAGCCGGGACCTGGCCCGGAAGGCCGACGTGGTCGGGACGAACGCCCGGTGGAGGTGTGGCACCTGCGGGAAGGGGAGCTTCGCCGAGGACTGGTTTTCGACCGAAGGGATGAACTGAGCATCACCCGCAAAGGGAATGCACCACGTAGAGGAACATGAAGCTGAAGGTCGTGAGCGATGGAACCCCGATGGGGACGCGGGTTGAGGACGAGCACGGGAACGTCGTCGAGAACGTCGTCAACGTCCTCTGGTCGTGCAACGCCGATGACGGTCACGCCGACGTGAGCATCAACCTGGTACGGCTGCCGGTCGAGGTGGTTGGCCAGGTGGCCCACGTCACGGCTGATGCACCTGGGTGGCTGCTTGCGGAGGCTCTCGACGGGATGTCAGACGAGGAGTTGGCCGAAGTGCAGAAGGCGGTCCAGTCGGCCCGCGTGCAGCGTCAAATCAAGCGACAAATCGAGGTGACCACAATGGAGCAAGCCGCGAATGGGGAGCGGGAGTTTGTGGATGCCGAGTAGAGCCCCCCGCCCCTGCACCCACCCCGGCTGCCCCGAACTCGTCACCCTCGGCTCCCGGTGCCAACAGCACCAGCGGGAGCAGTTCAAGCAGAAGACCGCCGTGGCCATGACCGACGAGCGGAAGCGGGAGGACAAGCGGTTCTACGACTCCGCCCTGTGGCAGAAGGTCCGGGCCCAGGTGCTCATGAAGGAGCCGTACTGTCGGGAGTGCAGGAGGAGTGGCAGAGTGGAGTTGGCGACGATGGTAGATCACATCGACCGGATCCAGGCCGGGGGCTCGAGGGTCGCGGCATCGAACCTTCAGCCGCTCTGCGAATACCACCATGCCGTTAAACGACAGAAGGAGTCGAGGGAGGCGAAGGTCGGGTGAGGCGGTTCGATCTGACTTGGGACAAGGACTACGGCTCAGGCAAGCGGACGGGATGGACCGTGACGCTCGACGGCGTCCACCTCGTGCAGCTCGAACCCTGGTTGGTGGTCGCCCTGCTTCGTGCTGTGCGAACATGGTTTAGATGGAAGCGGTCGGGATGGGACGGCGTATGACGGGCGTCCTGGGAACCGACACCGACATGTCCAAAGAAACGACAGTTGGGGGAGGGGGTGTCCAGAACCTGACACCCCCCGGCCTCCGATCCCCCCGAAGGTCATTTGCGCGCGGCCGCAGGTAACCGGGCAAGGGGTTTTACGAACCGAGTTTGAGTCATGGGACGCAGAGGGCCGGCGCCACAGCCGACGAAACTGAAGATGCTCCGGGGCAACCCGGGCAAGCGGCCGCTGAACGCGGCCGAGCCGCAGCCGGACCCGACCCCGCCGGCCTGCCCGGAGTGGCTCGACGACATCGCGAAGGAGCGGTGGCACGACCTCGCCCCCGAGTTGACCCGCCTCGGGCTGCTTACCTCCGTTGACGGGGACGCGTTGGCCGCCTACTGCCAGGCGTACGCGGAGCTGAAGATCGCGACCGAGACGCTCCGGACCGAGGACCGGTTCTTCACCACCGACAAGGGGTACATGGTCCCGCACCCGGCCGTCGCCATGCAGCGGACGGCGCTGGAGGCGGTCAAGAAGTTCTCCGCCCTGTTCGGCCTCGACCCGTCGTCCCGGTCCCGGCTCGCCACGCCCGGCGAGAAGCCGGCGGCCGACCCGTTCGACAAGTTCCTGACGAAAAAGCCGGCGTGATGTGGGTCGGCGGAAGCGGTCCTCCCAAGACAGCCCGGTCGAGCACTACGCCCGGGCCGTGCTGGACGGCGGCATCGTCGCCGGCCGGCTCGTCCGCCTCGCCTGCCGGCGGCACCTGACCGACCTGGAGCGCGGGCCGGACCGCGGCCTCTCCTTCGACCTGGACGAGGTCGCCCGGGTCTTCGAGTTCTTCTCGTTCCTCCGGCTCCCGGCCGACGGCCAGCTCGACGGCAAGCCGTTCGACCTCGAGCCCTTCCAGCAGTTCATCATCGGCAACCTGTTCGGCTGGATGGGCGAGGACGGCTACCGGCGGTTCCGCACCGGGTACGTCGAGATCGGCAAGGGGAACGGGAAGTCGCCGCTCGCCGGCGGGATCGGGCTGCTCGGGCTCGTGGCCGACGGGGAGGCGGCGGCCGAGATCTACTCCGGGGCGACCACCTCGTTCCAGGCCGGCATCCTCTTCCGCGACGCCCGGATGATGGCCGAGGCGTCCCCGGCCCTCCGGTCCCGGCTCGACATCGGCCTCCACAACATCGCCTACGAGGCGACCGCGTCCTTCTTCCGCCCCGTTTCGAGCGAGCACCGGCAGCTCTCCGGCCCCCGGCCGCACATGGCGCTGATCGACGAGATCCACGAGCACCCGTCGGCCCTGGTGGTGGACAAGCTCCGGGCCGGGACGAAGGGGCGGCGGCAGGCCCTGATCTTCGAGATCACCAACTCCGGGCACGACCGGACCACCGTCTGCTGGCACCACCACGACTACTCGGCCAGGGTGCTCGAAGGGCACCTCGAGAACGACGCCTGGTTCGCCTACGTGTGCCAGCTCGACCCGTGCGAGCGGCACTTCGCCGAGGGTCAGAGCCAGCCGCAAGGGGGGTGCCCGGACTGCGACGACTGGCGGGACGAGTCCAAGTGGCCCAAGGCCAACCCCGGGCTCGACACGATCCTGCCGCGGAAGTACCTGCGGGAGCAGGTGGACGAGGCGAGGGGGATGCCGGCCAAGGAGGGCATCGTCCGGCGGCTGAACTTCTGCGAGTGGACCGAGGGGGTGACGCGGGCGGTGCCGATGGACAAGTGGGACCTGTGCAGGCGGGACGCGGACGAGGAGGCGTTGCTCCGGCGGGAGGTGTTCCTCGGGCTCGACATCGGGTCCACCGGCGACTTCACCGCCCTCGCCCTGCTGTTCCCGCACGACGACGAGGAGACGATCGAGGTCGAGGACGGGGAGAAGGGGAGGGAGACGAAGCGGGTGCTGCTCCGCCGGAGCTACACCCTCCGGGCCCGGTTCTGGCTGCCGGAGAGCCCGGCCAACCGGCGGGACGAGGCGACCGAGCAGAAGGTCCTCCTGTGGCGGCGGCTCGGGCTGGTGAAGACGACCCCCGGCGACTCGGTCGACTACGACGTGGTGGTGGACGACATCGTGCAGCTGGCCGACCGGTACGCCGTCCGGGAGGTGGCCATCGACCGCGGGTTCCAGGCCCACCACACCGCCCAGCTCCTCCTCAAGCACTTCGGGGAGAAGCGGGTGGCGGTCTGCCCGAACAACGCCCTGTGGATGAACGCCCCGTTCCGGGAGTTCCTGGAATTGGTCCGGGCCCGGCGGATCCACCACGACGGCAACCCGGTGGTCCGGTGGATGCTGGCGAACGCCGTCGCCCGGGCCCGGAACGGGCTCATCATGCCGGACAAGGAGGCCAGCGCGGACAAGATCGACTGGCTGTCGGCCGCCGTCACCGGCCTGGGGCGGGCGATCGTGCAGCCGCCGACGCCGAAGAACCCCTATGAGACCCGTGGCATCGAGGCGGTCTAGGTCGTGGCTATCCCCGACCGGCCGGTTCGGGCAGTATGAGCCTTGACACGCCAATGATCTGCGTCGCCGGATGAACATCTTCGGGATCCACGTCCCATTCACCAAGCGGGCCTCGCCGTCGGTCCAGGACGACCGCTGGTTCACCCCGTCCCCGCTCGTCTTCCTGACCGACGGCACCCTCGTCACCCCGGAGACGGCCCTCCGCATGTCGGCCGTGTTCGGCTGCGTCCGGGTCATCTCCCAGACCCTCGCCGCCCTGCCGCTCCTCGTCTACGAGCGCCAGGCCGACGGGGGGAAGGACCGGGCCACGAAGCACCCCTTGTACAAGCTCCTCCGGACCCGACCGAACCGGTTCAAGACATCGGGCCTGGAGTTCCGGGAGATGCTCACCGGGCACGCCCTCCTGTACGGGAACGGGTACGCCCAGATCATCCGGAACCGGCTCGGCGAGCCGCTCGAGCTTGTGCCCCTGCACCCGACCCGGACCCGGCCGGACGTGACCGAGGCGAACGAGCTCGTGTACCGGGTCCGGCAGTCCGCCGGGGCCGAGCGGGTGCTGCCCGGCGACCAGGTCTTCCACATCCGGGCGTTCCGGGACGCCGGGCTGGAGGGGATCAGCCCGATCGCGGCGGCCGAGAAGGCGATCCGGGCGGGCCTCTCCCTGGAGTCGTACGGGATGAACTTCTTCGAGGGCGGGGCCGTCCCGGGCGGGGTCCTGAAGTACCCCGGGGAGATGAGCGAGCAGGCGAAGAAGAACCTGCGGGACAGTTGGGAGCGGCTGCACGGGGGCGAGAACCGCGGGCGGAAGACGGCCGTGCTGGAGGGCGGGGTCGAGTTCCAGCAGGCCCAGATCCCGCAGACCGACGCCCAGTTCCTGGAGCAGCGGAAGTTCCAGGTGACCGAGATCTGCCGCATCTACGGCGTCCCGCCCCACCTCCTGGCCGACCTGGACCGGGCGACGTTCTCGAACATCGAGGAGCAGAACCAGAACTTCATCGACTACTGCCTGCTGCCGTGGTTCCGCCGGTGGGAGGAGGCCATCACCCGGGACCTGATGGACGGGGACGACAGCAAGTACTTCGCCGAGTTCCTCGTCGACGGGCTGCTCCGCGGGAACATCACCGCCCGGGGCCAGTTCTACGCCCTCGGCCGGACCCACGGCTGGTTCAGCATCAACGACGTGCGGAAGAAGGAGAACCTGAACCCGATCGGCCCGGACGGGGACATCTACCTGTCCCCGATGAACATGGTCCCGGCCGGCGAGGAGGGCCAGCAGCAGGAACCGAGTCAACCAGCCGAGGAGCCGAACGATGGGGACGAAGACGAAGACCGGGGTCAAGCGCCCGAGGGGCAAGCAAGCGACCGCCTACCCGGCGGCGCTCAAGCCGAAGAAGAAAAGCTAAAGGGGGCGTTTCGCGGGGCCTTCCGCGAGACGTGGGCGCGGGTGGTGCGGAAGGAGGTCAACGCGGTGAAGACCGCCGCCCGGAAGCGGGGCGACGAATTCGACCCGTGGTTCGACGAGTTCCTCGCCGACCACCGCTCGTTCGCCGCCGAGTGCCTCCGCGAGATCGCCCGGTCGTACTGCGTGCTCCGGGGTTTCGACGTGGACGCCCTCGTGCCGGGCCTGGTCGACGAGTACCGGGCGGCGGTGCGGGACGCGGTCGACGCCTGGCGGGCCGAGCCGGGCCGGGGGTACGACCGGCGGGAGGACGAAGTTGCCGCCTATTGGACGGAGCGGCTGTTGGGGTACAGTGGGGGCAGTTATGAGTGCGCAGCGTGAACGACGGAGCCTGGCCGAACCGGTCCAGATCGAAACCCGGGAGGAGGGTAGCCGCCCGGTCATCCAGGGCTACGCCGCCCTGTTCGACGTGGAGACCGAGATCCGTAGCTGGTACGGCAGCTTCAAGGAGTCGCTCGCGCCCGGGTGCTTCAAGAACAGCATCGCGTCCGGGCGGAAGGTCGTGTCCCTCTTCAACCACGACGTGAACTACGTGCTCGGGTCCACCTCCGGGAAAAGCCTCAAGCTCCTGGAGGACATGCGGGGCCTGTGGATCGAAGTCGAGCCGCCCGACACCCAGGTCGGCCGGGACGTGGTGGAGTACATCCGCCGCGGCGACGTGCAGGGCCAGAGCTTCATGTTCACGATCACCAAGGAGGAGTGGACCATCGCGAAGGAGGCGACCGAGCTCGACAGGCGGCGCATCCTCGAGGTCGAGCTCTTCGAGTGCGGGCCGGTTCTGTTCCCGGCTTATGAAGAAACCTCCGTCGGCCTTCGCTCGTCCGGCGACGCCCACAAGCTCGCCCGCGAGGAGTGGGAGCGGCAGAACCGCCCCGCGCAGCCCGTCACGATCATCAGCCCGGAGCCCTACCTGCTCAAAGTTCGCTGCTTGCGCGCCGCGGCCTGATCCCGCACATTGACGCTCAGGTGCAGGGATGCCGGCGGTTCCGTCGAACACGCCCCCCTGCTCGTAACCACCAGCGGCCCGTCGGCCGTCCCACGTTACCCAACGCAACACCACAGTTGTACCCACAGACCCCCTTGAGAAAGGCGGGGAACGTCTAGCGTGACATGAAGAGGATTTGTGTATCTACAGGAACTTAGGAACCAACTCGCCGCGGCCTTGGACGAGATGGACGCGCTCGCCAAGGGCGCCCAACAGGAGAACCGCGGGCTGACCGTCGAGGAGCTCGCGAAGTTCGACGAGATCGAGGGCAAGGTCGACGGGCTCAAGCGGTCCATCAAGGCGGCCGAGCGGCTCGACCAGCTCAACGAGGAGCGGGGCCTGGCGACGACCCAGCCGGTCTCCATCACCGTCACCCGGAACGAGGGCGAGGACGAGAACGGCCGGTGCGTCGTGTGGCGGAGCCTGGGCGACCAGCTCATGGCCGTGGCCCAGATCGGCAAGCACCCGCACACCTCGGGCGAGGTCGCCCGGAAGCTCGACCTGTCGAACAAGATCCTCCGCGCCGCGGCCAGCGGGATGTCCGAGTCGGTCATGGCCGACGGCGGCTACCTGGTCCAGACCGACTACTCGACCAAGCTGCTCGAGCGGTCCTACCAGACCGGCAAGCTCGTCTCCCGGGTGCAGGAGTACCCGCTGTCCGGCGGGGCGAACGCCGTCAACCTGCCGATGGTCGACGAGACCTCGCGGGCCAACGGCTCCCGCAACGGCGGCATCCGGGTGTACTGGGAGGACGAGGCCGACGCCTACACGGCGTCCAAGCCGAAGTTCAGCTTCGCGCAGCTCAAGCTCAAGAAGGTGATCGGGCTGGTGTACACGACCGACGAGCTGCTCGAGGACGCGGGCCTGCTCCAGGCGTGGGTCGAGCGGAAGTTCCCGGAGGAGTTCGGGTTCGCCCTCGACGAGGCCATCCTGAACGGGGAGGGCGCGGGCAAGCCCCGGGGCATCTTCAAGTCGAACGCCCTGGTGGTGGTGGCGAAGGAGTCCGGCCAGGCGGCCGCGACGATCAACGCCATGAACCTGGCCAAGATGCTGGCCCGGTTCCACGAGGACAGCCTGGGGAACGCCCTGTGGGTGTACAACCAGGGGATGAAGGCCCAGCTCATGACCCTGTCGCTGACGGTCGGGTCGAACACCATCCCGGTGTTCATCCCGGGCGGGCAGAGCGGCACGTTCATCAACTCGATCCCGGTGTCGACCATCCTCGGCATCCCGGCGATCGCGATGGAGCAGTGCGAGGCCCTCGGCACCCAGGGGGACATCGGGCTGATCGACCCGTCGAAGTACCTGATGATCAAGAAGGGGGACATCAAGGCGTCGTCCTCCCTCCACGTCCGGTTCCTGTACGACGAGCAGGTGTTCAAGTTCAGCGCCCGCAAGGACGGCCAGCCGGAGTGGAAGGCCCCGCTGACGCCGTACAAGGGGTCCGACACGATCGGCCCGTTCGTGGTGCTCCAGACCCGGTCGTAGTGAGGTGCCCGGGCGGGGTTCTCCCGCCCGGGCTGATAACGGCTAGACATTTACAGAGCGAGACATGCTTTCCGAACTGATGATTCCTTTCACCTCCCACGCCCCGAAGGCGGACCTGTACGACACGAGCCCGGCCGGGCAGTACGTGAACACCCGGCACGGCGCCAAGGTGTCGTGGTTCCTCCAGCAGAAGACGGCGGGCACCAACACCGGGACGGCCACGATCACCGTGCTCGCGGCCAGCGACAACGCCGGCACGGGTGCCGCAGCGGTGCCGTTCAAGTACCGGAAGAAGAACGCCGGGGTGGCCAACTCGACCCACGGGAACGTGATCGACGCCACGGTCGCCGGGTTCACCACCACGGCCAACGAGAACACCCTCTACGAGATCGAGATCGACGCGAGCGTCCTGCCTGACGGCAAGCCGTTCGTGGCGCTGAAGCTCACCGAGACGGTGAACGACCCGGTCGACGGCGCGGTCCTCGGCCTCATCACCGTCCCGTACTTCGTCGGCACCGGGCTGCCGGAAGCGTCGGCGTAGTGACCTGAACTCCGCCTCCCCGGAGGCGGCGATGAGGGGTCGCCGGCAGTCCGGCGGCCCCGGCTTTAGTTTCCCGTAGAGGCCCATGCCGTGGACCGAGACGGCGGCGCCGGCGGCGCTCGCCATCAACCTTGATGAGCTGAAGAACCACCTCCGCCTGACCTCGAACGACGAGGACGGGCTCCTCGCCGTGTACGCCAAGGCGGCGGTCCAACTGTTCGAGGCCAAGACCCGACGACGGCTCGTCTCACGCCCCTGCCGGTGGGAGCAGCCCGACTTCCCCGCGGCCCGGGACGGCCTCGGGATCGAGCTGCCGGTCGCGCCGGTGTCGGCCGTGGCGGCCGTACAGTACTACGCGACCGACGGGACGCTCACCACCTGGTCCCCGGGCGACTACTACCTCGACACGGTGAGCCTCCTCCCGCGGGTGACGCTCGCCCCCAACAAGACCTACCCGACCGTCCAGACCGATCGGCCGAACGGGGTCCAGGTGACCTTCACCGCCGGGTACGGGGCGTCCTACGCCGCCGTCCCCGAGGGCGTCCAGTGGGCGGTCCTGCTGCTCGCGGCCCACATGTTCTCGAACCGGCTCCCGGTGGCGGCCGGCAGCACGGCCGACGTGCCCAAGACCCTCCAGTACGCGGTCGACGCCTACAAGATCTGGGGGGCCTGATGGCGGGCGACCCCGGCCGGAAGAACCGGCTCGTCACGATCAAGCGCAAGGTCCTGACCAACACCGGCGGCGATGTCGCCGAGACCTACGCCACCGTCGCCAAGGTCTGGGCCGACTTCCGCCCCTTGCGGATGGACGAGCGGTTCACCTCCGACGCCCGGCACTCCGCCCGGGTCGGCAACTTCCGCGTCTACCACCGCGACGACCTCACCCCCGACATGGTCATCGAGTGGGACGCCCGGACCTGGCGGATCCTCGGGCTCGCCGAGGTCGGCTACCGGGACGAGTTGGATGTGACCGCGGAGGCGGTGTACTGATGGCCGACGACCGGTGGGTGAAAGGCGTCGACGAGCTGACCGCGGCCCTGAAGGACCTCCCGCTCGGGCTGTCCAAGGGCGATCTCCGGGCCGGCCTGGTGAAGGGGGCGCAGTTCCTCCGGGACCGGCTCCGGGAGGCCGCCCCGGTGAGCGACAACGTCCCGCCCCGGGGCGGCCGGTTCAAGGGCCTCGCGCCCGGCACCCTCCGGCGGAGCTTCCGGGCGAAGGGCCGGCGGGGCACCCGCACCGAGGCCGCGGCCGGCGTCTCCGGGGCGTTCTACGCGAAGTGGGTGGAGTTCGGGCACACGCTCAAGAGCCACGGGAAGAAGGCCGACCGCCAGGTGATCGGCCACGTCCCGGCGAACCCGTTCATCCGCACCACGTTCGAGGCGCACAAGGAGGCGGTGATGGAGGAGGTCCGGAAGGGGATCGTGGGCTACCTGTCCCGCCGGTTCGCCCGGCTGCGGCAGCACCGGCCGAGACTGTAGGAGGACGGTGGCGACGGTCGAGGACTTCATCTTCAGCAGGCTCACCTCCGCGGCGGACGTCGCCGCCCTCGTCGGCACCCGCGTGTACCGGGTGAAGATGCCGGACAACACCCAGCTCCCGGCGGTCAGCTACCAGACGCTCTCCGGCCAGGGGGTCGAGAGCTTCGACGGCGATAGCGGCCTGTACATGCCGGTCATTGCGATCGACTGCTGGGCCCGGACGGCGGGGGTCGCCCAGGACCTGGCGGCCGGGTGCCGGGCCGCGCTCCTCGGGTACGGCGGGCTCTACCAGGACCGCCGCATCCAGAAGGTCTTGGAGTGGAGCCAGTTCGACCTGTACGACGCCGACACGGACATTTTCCACGTGTCGTGCAGTTGCAGGGTTTGGTATTCGTAGGGTGACTGTAAGTCTAATTTTCTTTAGAGGGCTATGCCGCCGCAAGTAAACAAGGCTTTCGCAGGTTCCGGGTGCATCCTCCGGCTGAGCAACGGCGACGCGCTCACGGCCGGCGTCCGGGCGTTCCGCTCGATGGGGTCCGGCAACTCGGCCCTCAAGATCCTCTGGAAGGAGCGCGGCACGGCCGGCAACGGCAAGACCTGCTCGGTCGTGGTGAGCGGCAACAACACGCCCCTGTCGGTCACTGTCACCACCACCGACGTGACCATCAACTCGGCGACGAACGGCAGCGCGGCGGCCACCTCCACCGTGCTCGACATCCTGACCGCGCTGTACGCCAACCAGACGTTCCGCGACAACTGGATGGCCCGGCCCGGGGACGGGGTGACGGACCCGAGCGGCGTCATCGCCGCGGCCACCTCGTCGGCCCTGGCCGGCGGCGCGGCCGGCGAGACGTTCACCAACATCGTGCAGGTGAAGGGGCTGACCGGCCCGAACCTCCAGGCGGCGGTGATCGACACCACCAACTTCGACTCGGTCAACCAGGTGCGGGAGTTCATCTCGGGCCTGAAGGACCCGGGGCAGCTCACCTTCCAGACCAACATGATCCCGAACGCCTGGCAGGCGGGCCAGCAGAAGCTGTGGCCGCTCGTCACCAGCGGGGACGTGCGGACGTACGAGGTGGCGCTCGCCGACTACTTCCTGACCACCATGTCCATGTCCGGCATCGCGACCGGGATCGGCGCGTCGACCCAGTTGGAGCAGGCCGGCATGCTCGACGTGAGCATCAAAGTCACCGGCCCGGTCACGTTCTACTAGGAGGCCCATGGAGCACGCGGAGTTGGCCGCCCCGGGCGGCATCCAGTTCACGATCTTCGGCGAGAGCAGAACGCTCCGCCCGAACATGCGAACCTTCCTCCGGTTCCAGCAGAAGACCGGGAAAAACCCGTTCGACCACTTCCTGTGGGACCCGACCCCGCCCGAGTTCGTCGTCGCCCTGGTGTGGGCCGCGATCGGCGGGGACGAGTCCGGGTACACGTTCGAGCAGGTGGCCGACGAGCTGGAGTTCGACACCCTGAAGGCGGTGAACGACTTCATCCTGCGGTTCTTCCTCAAGGGCAAGGTGCCCGAGCCCCCAAAAAACGCAAGCGCCGCCGAGTAACCGGCGGCGACGACGGCGGGGGGGAGGCCCGGGAGCAGTCATGGCTAGAGTGGTGGGCGATCGCGGTGTACGACTTCGGGCTGACCGACGGACAGTTCTGGGACCTGACGCTGGCGCAGTTCAACGCCCTGTCCCGCCGGGTTGACGCCGAGGCGGAGGCGCACGACTTCCACACCGCCCGCGTGTGCTGGGCCGCGATGACCGCCGCCGGCGTCAAGGTCAACGGCAAACCCGTCACCGTCCAGGACCTCATGACCCGGTACGAGGGGGAGGAGCCCGAGCCGGAGGACGTCGACGCGCACGTCAAGAACGCCCTCCTGAGCCTGTTCGACCTGCCGCCGCACATGGAGTGGACCCGTGGCGGATAAGGCGCTGTACAACCTTCTGATCGACCTCCGGGCCGACGTCGCGTCGCTGCAGAGCGACATGAACAAGGCCGCGCAGGTGGTCGAGTCGTCCACCGGCAAGATGGGGTCGGTGGTCCGCGGCTTCTTCGAGGGCCTCGGCCAGTCCCTCGCCCGCGGCCTCACCCAGGCCCTCACCAACCCGATCCAGTCGATCAAGTCCCTCGACGCCGCCCTCGGCAAGCTGGCCGACGCCGGCGACAAGGCCGGGGCGGTGTTCGACAACTTCCGCGCCCTCGGGGGCAGCACCGACGCCATCCAGGCCGCGAAACGCGCCGTCCTCGGCACCGTCGACTCGTTCGACCTGATGCGGGCGGCGAACGAGGGGATGATCAAGGGCATTCCCAAGCTGAACCAGAACTTCGCCCAGCTCGCCGAGTTCTCGAACCGGTTCGCCGACGCCACCGGCGGGGAGACCGTCCCGGTCCTGAACGAGCTCATCACCGCGCTCGGCAGCGGCGCCCCGAAGGCGCTCCGGGCGTTCGGGTTTGAGCTCCAGGACGGGGCGAGCAAGGCGGAGAACCAGGCGGCCGTCATCGCCCAGTTGAACCAGCGGCTCCAGGAGCTCGCCCCCCTCGGCGAGTCCGTCAAGCAGGGGCAGGAGCGGCTCGGGGTCGCGCTCGCGGAAGCCTTCAAGCAGGTCGGCCTCGGGGTGAACGAGAGCGCGGCCTTGGCCCGCGTCTACAACGACCTGGCCGACGCCGTCGACCGCATCGACTGGGTTCAGGTCGGGACCGACATCGCGTCGCTCGCGTCGTCGATCGCCAGCCTGTTGCCGTCCATCCAGACCGTCACGTCCGAACTCAACCTGCTGGCCCTCGGGTTCGAGAAGATCGCCGGGTCGAGTTCGCGGGCCAAAATTTACGAGCTCCAGGGGGAGGCCGAGCGGCTCCGCACCCAGCTCGAAAACCAGAAGGCCACGGCCGCTTCCGGTTCGGGCGGGATGGGCGGCGTCGTCGGCGGCTGGTTCGAGGCGAACGCCGGGGCGAACGCCGCCGCCATCTCGCGGACGCAAAGCCAGCTCGACGACGTGCTCGCGACCATCGAGCGGATCAAGGACGAGGCGGCGTTCCCGATGGGCGGGGTGGGCGCCTCGCAGAACCTGTCCGTGCCGACCGGCATGGTGTTCCGCAACGGCCGGTGGGTGAAGCGGGATGACATCCAACGGCCCAGCGCGGAATCCGTTTCCGACGCCGCCCGCCGCAAGCGGGAGGAAGACGACCTCCAGAAAAAAAGGCTGGAGCACGAGCAGCAGCTCGCGGCCGAGCGGTCGAAGCAGGCCGCGGCGCTCATGGAAGCGCAGTACGAGAACCAGCAGCGGCAGATCCAGGACTCCACCACCCAGTGGTCGGACGCGCTCAACGTCGCGTTCTCCGAACTCGGGGTGAGCCCGCAGGTGGGCCGGCAGATGGCCGACCTGGGCGGGCAGATCGTGGCCGGGCTGTTCAGCGACCTGACCGAGAAGCAGGACGGGTTCTTCGGCCTCGGGCAGACCATCGGGCAGGGCTTCTCCGAGCTGGTGAGCAGCGTCTTCGGGGGCTCTGGCTCGTCGGGCGGGGGGGGCGGCGGCTCCGGCGGCAGTTGGGCCGACGGCCTGGGCGGGCTGTTCGGCGGGTCGTCCGGCATGAGCACCGACCAGGCGCACGCGGCCGGCTACCAGGGGCCGGGGGCCAGCCCCGACTCGGGCGCGGCCGGCAGCTTCAACGGCGGGGCGAGCACCACCAACTACGCCGGGTACGTGCAGGCCGGGGTCGGGCTGTTCAACGACTACCGCAACCGCGACGACATCGACAAGGAGCACCAGGACAACCGCGGCACCGGCGCGGCGGTCGGCGGCACGATCGGCACCGTCATCGGGGCCATCTTCGGCATGCCCGAGGTCGGCCAGGCCATCGGCTCGGCCCTCGGCGGGTTCGTCGGCCGGTTCTTCGGCTGGGGCTCGCAGGACGCCGACACCATCTCCCGGCACGTGTTCGCCAACTGGCTGGAGGAGAAGCTCGAAGCCGTCGGGGGCTCCCCGGTGTACTCGGACGGCAGCTTCCGCACCCTCACCAACTTCGTGGAAGGCTCTCGCGACCGGTTCAACACCCCCGGCTGGGCGGACGAGCTGAACAAGAACCCAGACGCGGGCGTGTTCACCGGCCTCGGCGAGGGCTTGAAGGAACTGCTCGGCATCTCCGAGGACATCGGCGGGCAGCTCGGGGCGCTCCTGTTCGACAACATGGAGGGGAGCGTCAACAACCTCCGCATGCTCATGAAGCGGCTGGGCATCACGTTCGAGGACGTGGAAAAAGCGCTGGTCGAGATGGGCCTCCGCGGGGAGAAGACGTGGCTCGAGATCGAGACCGCCATGCAGGGCGCGAGCGGGGCGTTCGCCGACGGGCTGGCCGAGGTGGGCGACTTCAACCTGGCCATGCAGATGCTGTTGGACTCGGGCGCGAAAGGGTTTGAAGCCGTTCAGAACGTGCGGAACATCGCGATCGAGGCCCGGGAGGCCGGGGTCAAAAACTTCGAGGAGCTCCGCGCCCGGATGCTGGAGACGTTCGACCCGGCCACCGTCGACGCCTTCTTTCGGGGGCTCGCCAACCGCGGGATCGACAACCTGGAAGAGCTCGCCAACGCCTCCGACCGCGTCGCCGGCGGCGTCGTCGCCGACATGCAGGCCGCCGGCGTGCAGTTCAAGGACACCGGCGACCAGATCGAGGGGGCGACCGACGCCGTCAACCAGAGCATCAAGGAGGCGACCGGCGCCATCCGCGAGCTGGCCGCGTCCGTCCGCGGGGTGAAGTACGAGCCAGAGCCGGAGGATGAGGAGGAGCTCTCCGACGACGGGGAGCCGAAGGCCGCGTTCGCCAACGGCGGCGTGGTGTTCGGCCCGACCCGCGCGCTCATGGGCGAGGCCGGCCCGGAGGCCGTCCTGCCGCTGTCCCGCAAGAACGGCCGCATGGGGGTGGCGCTGCACGGCGTTCAGGGCGGGTTCGGGAACGGCGGCGTCGTGGTGAACGTGGACGCCCGCGGGGCCGCGCCCGGCGTCGAGCACCGGGTGATGGCGGCCCTGCGGGAGATGGAGGTCGAGATCAAGGACAGCCTCTACCGGTCGATCGCGCACGGCCGCGGGAGGTACACGTAGGTGGCGATCACGTACCCGCTCACCCTCCCCACCAGCGTCGGCCTCACCCGGTTCAAGCCGGTTCACGTGCACGCCACCGCCACCGAGACCAGCCCGTGGACCCTCCAGGAACTTGTCCAGGAGCACCCGGGCAAGCTCATGCTGGCCGAGTGCACGGTGGCGATGGCCAAGCGGGCGAAGGCCGCCCCGTGGATCGCGTTCAAGGCGAAGCTCAAAGGCCCGAAGGGCACGTTCCTGCTGGGCCCGCCCGACGCCCGCGCCCCGCAGGGGGTCGCCACCGGCGCGCCGAAGGTGAGCGGGGCGGTCGTCAGGGGGGCCGAGGAGATCGCCACCAAGGGGTGGACGAACGGCGTCACCAACATCCTGAAGGAGGGCGACTACGTCCAGATCGGCAACCGGCTGTACCAGGTCCTGCAGAACGTGAATTCGGACGGCTCCGGGAACTGCACCCTCGACGTGTTCCCGCCGGTCCGGGAGGGGCTCTCGAACGACACCGTCATCGTCACCGCCAACCCGGTCGGGCTGTTCCGGCTGACGGCCGCCGAGCAGGTGCCGTACGAGGTGACGGCCGACGGGGTGTACGCGGTCGACTTCGTGGCGAAGGAGGCGATCTGAGGTGGCCCGCAACCTGACCGCCGGCTGGGTCGCCGAGGCGACCGCCGCCACCAAAAAGCCCGTCGTGTTCTTCGAGGCGGTGTTCGCGTCCGGCACGCTCCGCCTGTGGAACGGGGACGGGGACATCGCGTGGGGCGGGAACACCTGGCAGGGCAACGGCTGGTTCCAGGCCCCGCAGGGGATGGAGGAGACGGTCGAGCTGGAGGCCACCGACATGGCCGTCGTCCTGTCCGGCATCCCGGCGTCCGTGCTGGCGCTCGTCCTCGGCCAGCAGAAGCAGGGGGCGGTCGGCACCCTCTGGTTCGGGTTCCAAAACAGCAGCGGCGGTATCGTCGCCGACGCCTACCCCTCGTGGACCGGGACGTACAGCCACGCCGAGGTGGCGGAGGCCGCGACCGACTCCGGCGTCACCCTCTTCTACGACTCCCCGCTCGTCGACCTGGAGCGACCCCGCGAGGGGCGGTGGACGGACGAGACGCAGCAGCGGCTGTTCCCCGGGGACACCGGGTTCCGGTACGTGGTGGCGGTGGCCAAGTCCCCGCCGACGTGGGGGGAGAAGCGGAAGAAGGTGGACCGCAAGCGGCCGCCCAAAGGCTCACGGAGGAAGCGGTGAGGGGGCGGCGGTACTGGCTGGAGCAGGGGCCGATCACCCGGGACGAGACGCGACGGGCGCAGGAGTTCTTCCGGAAGAAAGGGAAGTCGTTCGAACGCGGGGGCGAGGCGTTCCGGAACTTCGTCGCCCGCCTCCGCAAGCGGCGCGAGGTCAACCGCTACCTGAAGGGGAAGGAGCCGGCGGCGGCCGACCCGTCGGCCCCGTGGCAGATCGTCTACGGCGACCGGGTCGTCGGCGGCGCCATCACATTTTTGCATTCGTCCGGCCCGAACGCCGACAACCCGGACAAGTACCTCCACGTCGTCATCACCATCGCCTGCCACGAGATCAACCTCATCAAGGCGGTGTATTTCGACGACTACCAGGTGCAGTGGGGTACGGACCTGCTCACCCGCCCGACCGGCCAGGTGAACGCGACCGGCATCTTCGCCGGGCTGGTCGTCATGCAGATCAACTACGGGTCGGACGGGCAGGCCGCCCTGTCGGTGCCGGTCGGCCAGACCACCGGGCACAACCCGGTCGGGGCCAAATGGACGAGCGCCGACCGGCAGCGCGGGCACGCGCACGTGTACCTGCGGTTGGAGAACAACGAGGCCGTGTTCAAAAACGGGACGCCCGAGATCACGTTCGCCGTCTCGGGCAAGTACGACGTGGTCGACCCGCGGACGGGCACCAACGCCCCCGGCGCCGCGAACGCCGCCATGGTGCTGTACGACTACATGACCAACACCCGGTTCGGCCTCGGGGTGTCGCCGTCCGCGTTCAACTCCGCCCGCCTCAACCAGGCGGTGACCGACTGCGAGGACCTGATCGCGCTGGCCGGCGGCGGGACCGAGTACCGCTACCTGGTCGACTGCCTGATCACCGCCGACGAGTCGCCCGGGGCCGTCATCGAGCAGCTCCTGGCCTCGATGGCCGGCCACATGGTGTACAGCGAGGGCAAGTGGAGCGTGTACGCCGGCAAGCCCCGCTCGGCGGTCATGACGATCGACGAGGACCTGATCCTGTCGGACGTCCGGCTCCTCACCAAGACCCCGCGGATCGACAGCTTCAACACCGTCCGGGCCACCTACGTGTCCGACCGGAACGGGTACGAGGAGGCGGACGCCCCGGAGGTGAAGAACACGGCGTACATCGCCGAGGACTCCGGCGTGGTGGTGCCGGAGGACTTCACCTACCAGTACGTCACCTCCGGCTCCCGCGTGCAGCGGCTCATGAAGATCGACCTGAACGAGGCCCGCCAAGGGCGGTTCGTCGAGTTCACCGCCCGGCTGGCGGCGTACCAGGTCGAGGCCGGGGAGTGGTTCGCCGTCAACTTCTCCCGGTTCGGCTGGGTCGGGCAGACGTTCCGCATGGTCCGCACCCGCCTCCAGTCGGAGGCGTCCGCGGACGGCCCGCCGCTGTGGACGGTGCGGGTGACGGCCAAGGCGGTCGAGGCCGCCACCTTCGACTGGCTGGCCGAGGAGTCCCCGGCCGACCAGTACCCGGACACCAACCTGCCCAACCCGTTCGAGGTGCAACCGCCGTCCGCGGTGGTGCTCGCCTCGGGGTCGGCCCACCTGTACGTGCGGGCCGACGGGACGGTGTTCTCCCGCCTCCTCATCTCGTGGACCGCCGCCCCCGACTCGTTCGTCCTGAACGGCGGGTACTACGAGGTGCAGTACCTGGCCGCGGAGATCATGACCGACTGGCTGCCGTTCACCGACGTGCCGGGCAGCTCGACGAGCGTGTACATGCTCGACGTGCTCGACGGGGTGGGCTACCAGGCGCGGGTACGGAGCGTGAACGGGCTCGGGGCCCGCAGCGCCTGGGCCACCTCCGGGGTTCACGTGGTGGCGGGCAAGACCGAGCCGCCGTCCGCCGTGACGGGTCTCCGGGCGACGGTGAACGCGGGCGGCGTCCGGCTCGACTGGGCCGCCGTCGCCGACCTCGACGTCCGGGAGTACGAGGTGCGGTACGCCGCGGCGGGGCAGACCTGGGCCCAGGCCGCCGCCAACAACCCGGTCCGGGTCCGGGCCACCACCCACACCTTCCCCACCTTCGTGTGGGGCGGCTGGCGGTTCCTGGTCCGGGCGCTCGACACCAGCGGGAACTACTCGGCGGCCGACGCCGCGGTCGACGTGGTCGTCAGCGCCCCGGGGGCGCCGCGGTCGCTCGCCGCGGCCCAGATCGACACCACCGTCCTCGTCGACTGGGAGGCCCCGGCCACCACCACCTTCCCGATCGACTCGTACCACGTGTACCGGCAGACGGCGACCGGCACCGCGTTCGTGGGCAAGGTCCCGAGCACCTTCGCCACCATCGTCGAGCTCGTCCCCGGGGCGGTCACGTACCTGGTGGCGGCGGTGGACGTGGCCGGGAACCAGGGGCCGACGGCGGCCGTCACCCGGACCGTCTACGCCCCCCCGGACTACGTGTTCCGGGACGAGGCGGCCCTCGACCTGGCCGCCGCGACGCTGGCGAACGCCGCCTACGTGTCCGGCCCCGTCACCCTCGAGGTGCCGGCCGACACCGCGCAGACGTGGGAGCAGCACTTCGTCCGCAACCACGTCACCACCGTCCAGGGCCTGATCGACGCCGGGAACACCTTCTGGCTGGAGCCGGGGGGGTCGCCCACCGGGACCGTCCCGGTCACCACCGGCGGGCCGTCGGCGTGGTTGCCGTTCGACGCCGCCGTCACCTGGGCCGAGCACTTCACCAACAACGGGTTCGACCAGATCCAGGACTTCATCGCCGCCGGCTACCCGTACTGGCTCACCCCGTCGTCCGGGACGGCGGTGTCGTGGGAGGCGCTGTTCGCCGCGTTCGGCGCCGCCACCGTGCAGGGGCTGTACGAGGCCGGGTGCCTGACGTTCGGGCAGGCCCCGCCGGCCGCGGCCGGCGTCGTCACCCTCGACTACGACCTGGGGGAGGTGCTCCCGCAGACGGTCACGACGGTCGCCTACGAGCTCCTGTCCAACGGCTTCACCCCGACCCCGCAGGTGTTCTGGCGGCGGGAGGCGACCGACCCGTGGACGGCCGGGCCGGCCGGGCGGCTGACCGTCACCCCGACCAACTACCGGTACCTCCGGCTGGTCGTCAGCGGGCAGGCCGCCACCGTGACCGACTGGGCGGTCGTCTCGGCCGTGACGGTGCGGGTCGACGTCCGCGAGATCGCCGACGGCGGGACGGTGGGCGTGCTCGCCGCCGACGTGGGGGGGACGTTCGTCCCGTTCAACCGGCCGTTCCTGGACGTGTCGTCGCTGGTGGTGTCGGCCGCGGGGGCGAGCGAGCTGAAGGCGGTCCGGCAGTTCACCGACGCGGCCAACCCGGCCGGGTTCTACGGGTTCCTGTACGACGCGGCCGGGACGCGGGTGGACGGCACCATCTCGTGGCATGCGAGGGGCGTGCAGGCCGTGGTATAGAGGGTGAACGGATGGCGAACTGGAACGAGCCCACCAACAGCACCCCGGCGACCAACGTCCTCGCGACCCTGAACGAGAAGGTCGCGAACGCCGCCAAGATGAGCTACGGCGCCGACACCAACCTGCCGACCGGGGCGATCCGGTACAACACCACCACCAGGCTGTTCGAGTCGTGGAGCGGGTCGGCCTGGGCCGGCCTGCCGGTGTACTTCGTCGGCACCGGGACCGCCGACGGGTCGGACAACCAGACCCTGACCCTCGCCGGCGGCGGGGCGGCGGCCACCGGCCGGGGCGGGTTCACCGTCTGGAACGGGAACGAGGCGGCCGAGGTCGGGTCGATCCGGAGCTACACCGGGAACGCCGCGAACGCCACCTTCCAGGTGAACCTGGCCGGGTCGAACGGGGCGTTCTACGTGAAGAACGCGGCCGACTCGACCCTCTTCTACGTCCTCCAGGCGAACGGCAACGTCGGCGTCTCGGCCGGCGACCTGGTCGTCGCCGCCCCCGGCAAGGGGCTCCAGGTGAAGGAGGGGTCGAACGCCAAGATGGGGGTGTCGACCCTCGCCGCCGGCACCGTCACCGTGAACACCACCGCCGTCACCGCCACCAGCCGCATCTTCCTCTCGCATCAGACGGCCGGCGGGACCGTCGGCCACGTCGCCGTCACCGCCCGCACGGCGGGCACCAGCTTCACCGTCACCAGTTCGAGCGGGTCCGACACCAGCCAGGTCGCCTGGCTGATCGTGGAGCCCGCGCCGTAGGAGGGGTATGACCGACCAGACCGACACCGACCAACTGACCGCGGCCGAGAAGCAGTTCCTGCTCCGGCTGCTCGCGCAGCTCCAGCTCAGCCCGCTCGCCGACGGGGCCGCCGAGACGGTGGCGACCGTGCGGGCGATCGCGATGAAGCTCGCGCCGGGGGCGGAGGGGTAGATGGCCGACTGGAACGCCCCGACCAACGCCAGCACCTACACGTCGGTCCTGACGACGCTCAACGAGAAGATCGCCAACGCCGCCAAGATGGACTTCGCCGGCGACACGAACGTGCCGACCGGGACCGTCCGGCACGACGCCGCCACCAACAAGTTCCAGGAGTGGAACGGGTCGTCCTGGGCGGACCTGACCGTCCACTTCGGGGCCTCGGTCGGCATCGGGACGACCAGCCCCGGGGTCCGGCTCGAGGTCCAACTGGACGCCGACGCCCAGACGGCCGTGCGGGTCCGGAACGGCAGCGCCGGGTCGTCCGCGACCGCGGTCGTGCAGTTCGGGAACGACGAGAACGCGGCCGCCGCCGGCATCACCCTGTACGGCACCGGCAACACCTCCGGCGGGAACGCCGGCGGGCTGTCCATCATCGTCGGGACCACCAAGGCCCTCGCGTTCGGGGTGGCCGGGGCCGAGAAGGCCCGGTTCGACACGAGCGGCCGGTTCCTCCTGGCGAAGACGGCGGTGGCGTCCGGCAACCCCGGCGTCCACTTCGACACCACCGCCGCCCACGCCCCGATGTCGATCAACAAGACGGCCACCGGGACGGTGAACGCGGTCCTCTGCTCGTACAGCGGCACCTACGTCGGCGGCATCGACTTCTCGAACACCGCCACCAGCTTCCCCACCTCGTCGGACTACCGGCTGAAGGAGAACCTGGTGCCGCTCGCCGGGGCGGTCGACCGGCTGCTCCGGCTCAAGGTGTACCGGGGCAACTTCATCGCCGACCCGGACCAGACGCTTGACATGTTCCTCGCCCACGAGGTGCAGGAGGTCGTCCCGAACGCGGTGCACGGGGAGAAGGACGGGGAGCGGGCGCAGGCCCTCGACCACTCGAAGCTGGTCCCGCTCCTGACCGCCGCGCTGATCGAGGCGGTCGGCCGGATCGCGGCGCTGGAGGCCAGGTAGCCGGTAGCGCCGCCCGGGCGCCTGCGGCAGAATGGCCCCAGGTCTATCTGCCCTTTCGGAGGCCCATGAAGGAAGCCGCCATTGCCCACTGCCGCGCCGCCGCCGGCCTGATCGTCAACCCGTTCGCCGAGGCCGAGCTGATCAAGGCCCCGAGCCTCATCTACCACGTCGAGTGCGTCGGGCCGGACGGCCGGGTCAAGTGGGTCGAGGAGTTCGAGAACCTCGTCACCACGGCCGGGAAGACCGACATCGTCGACAAGTACCTCAAGGGGTCGAGCTACACCGCCGCCTGGTACCTGCTCCTGAAGGGCGCCGGGTCGGCGGCCGCCGGCGACACGCTCGCCTCGCACGCCGGCTGGTCCGAGCTGACGCCGTACTCGGGCAACCGCCCGGCGATCACCTGGGGCACCACGTCCTCGGGCAGCAACACCTCGTCGGCCGTCGCCATCAGCATCAACGCCACCGCCACCGTCGCCGGGGCCGGCATCTGCACGGTCAACACCGGCACGTCGGGAACCCTGTACTCGGCGGGCGACTTCAGCGCGAGCCGGGGTGTTGCTAACGGGGATACTTTGCAAGTCACGATGACGATCAGCGTGAGCTAACCACGGAGGACACCATGTCGGACGAGAACCAACCCGAAGCACCCGAAGTCGCGTTCGCCTTCGCCGAGGGGGAAGAGGTCATCCTCTTCGGCCACGGCGGGCTACCCGCCAAGATCCTCACCCGGCTCGTCGGCCCCGACCGGACGCCGCTCTACGAGGTGGTGTACGCCGCCCGGGAGACGCTCCGGGAGGACGAGCTCGCCCCGAAGGCGGCATGATCGGCATCGAGGCGGGCGGGAAAGCCCAGTACGACGACCAGCTCGGCTGCTACGCGGCCTACACGGACAAGGGCGACTTCCGGGCGAAGACGCTCGACGAGCTCGCGGCCCTGGTCCCGCTGACGGCCGGCGAGCGGGCCGAGTTGGAGGCCGAGCGGGCCGCCACGCTGCCCCGCGGCGAAGCCGCCGAGGTCGCCCGGCTCCGTGAGGAGAAGCAACAACTCGAGGCCGAGGTGGCGATGCTCCGGACGGTCCAGGCCGAGATGCGGGCCGCCGTCCGGGCGGACATCGCCCAGGCCGTGATCGACGCTCTGAAGGGGTAGCATGGCCGCACTGACCGACCTGTCCGACATCGTGAACCGCCTGACCGGGGGCAACAACGGCACCCCGGAGCACGTCTTCTGCTGGGTCGACAGCCGCATCGGCGGCGCGGCGGCGGCGGCGACGGTCGCCGGCCGGATGACCTCCCTGTGGCAGTACAACAAGGCCCCGGGCGGGCAGGGGGCCGTCCCGACGTCGGCGGCGGTTCCCGACAACGGGACGGCCGGGGGGCTCTTCCAGACCGCCCCGGGCGGCGGGCGGGAAAAGTGGTTACTTGGAATGGTGGGCACTGCTTCGGCGGCGGGCACCTTATTGCTCTACGACCGGCTCCTGCACAACGGCGGGCTGTCCGGGACGGTCACCACCGCCCAGACGGTCGGCGGCACCCTGACCCGGAACACGGGCGGGGCCGGCAACCAGATCTGGGTCGAGATCTATACCCAGATTGGAACCACCGCGACCACGATTACGGCGAGCTATACAAATCAAGCCGGCACCTCCGGACGCACGACCAAGGCGGTCGCGTTCGGCGGCACCGGGCAGCGGGAGGCCGAGCGGATCATCCCGCTACCGCTCCAGGATGGTGACACGGGCGTTCAGGCCGTGGCCTCGGTAACGGTCCTGGCGACCACCACCACCGCCGGCAACTTCGGGGTGACGATCGCCCGCCCGCTCCTCGTCGTCCCGGTCGTGGCGGCCGCGGCCGGCACCCAGCGGGACCTCATCGCCGGATTGCCCGAGGTGAAGGAGATCGACGCCGACGCCTGCCTGACGCTGGCCTGGCTGGCCAACACCACCACGGCTCCGCAGTGCATAGTGTCGCTGTCGACGGTGGAGAAGTGACATGGCGCTTGCGGATTACTCGGCCTACAAGACCGCCGTCGCCGCCAACTCGGGCAACTTCCCGTTCACGAAGCAGTTCACCAACTCGACCGGCACCTCCCTGCGGCTGGTCTCCTCGTGGATCGACCCCCCCAACGCCGGGGCCACCCCGTCGACGGCGGCGGCCTGTAACGCGGGCACGACCGGCGCGCTCGTCACCCAGCCGCGCCTGACCGCGACGACGAACCCGCTCTACCTGGCCGGGGCGGACGTCGGGAGCGGCTACCCGTTCGGTGCGACGACCGTGGTCGTCGACCGGCTCTCCCACCAGGGCGGGCTCTCCGGGGTGCCGACCACGGCACAGACCACGAACCTCCCCACCGCCGCCCTCACCCGGTACACGTCCGGGGTCGGGGTCATGGCGGCGATCGAGATCCACTCGGCCATCGGGTCCACCGCGACCACGGTCACCGCCTCGTACACCAACCAGGACGGGACGGCGGGCCGCACGACCAAGCCGGTCGCCATCGGGGGGTCCGGGCTGAACGTCGCCCGGCTGCTCCTGCCGCTCCCGCTCCAGGACGGGGACACCGGGGTCCGGTCGGTGGAGTCGGTCACCCTCGCCGCCAACACGACCAGCGCGGGCAACCTCGGGGTCACCCTGTTCAAGCCGCTCCTCCTGATGCCCGGCCACTCGCTCAACGGCGGCCACCAGCCGAACCACTGGGACGGGCTCCTGTGCGGCGGGCAGAAGCTCGTCGGGGTGGACGACGACGCCTGCCTCCAGCTCCTCACGTACCCGGGCGACGCCGGCAACACCGTCCAGTTCGCCGGCGCCCTCACGATCGTCGAGGTGGCCTGATGCGGCGGTCGGCCCGCCGGCTCCCGTTCGACGGGGCCGCGGCGGAGGTCGGCACCATCCCGGCCGCGGCGGTCACGTCCGGCACAACCTACGACGAGTCCGTCTCGGAATCCGTCACGGCGGCGGAGTCCTCCTCGCCCGCCCTGACCGCCAACCCGAGCCTGTCGGAGTCCGTCGCCGGGGCCGACGCCGCCGGCGTTACCGCCGCACTAGCCCCGGCCCTCTCCGAACCCGTTACCGGGGGCGAGGCCGCCAACGCGACCGCCACCCTCGCCCCGGCTCTTGTCGAGTCGGTGACCGTCGCCGACACCACCTCGGCCGCCCTGACCGCGAACCCTTCACTCTCCGAATCCGTAGCCGGGGCCGAATCTCCGTCCCCGGTCCTGACCGCCAACCCCACGCTCGCGGAGGCCGTCACGGCCGCCGACGCCGCCTCGGACGGCGGGAGCCAGACGTACAACGAGTCGGTCTCCGAAAGCCTCACGGCGGGGGACGCAACCACCGCCGCGGCGACGTTCAGCCCGGCCCGGTCGGAGCCCGCCACGGGCGCGGACACGGCCGCCGCCGCCCTCACCGCCAACCCGACGCTCTCCGAGCCCGGCACGGCGGGGGAGGCTGTCGCTGCCGCCGCCACCTTCGCCCCCACGACCTCCGAGGCCGTCACCGGGGCCGACGCCGCGGCCGGTGCCAACACCGTGCCGGTCTCCCGGTCCGAGGCACTCACCCCGGCCGACGCCGCCGCGGCAACGGCCGCCTTCGCCCCCACACTCACCGAGCCCCTGACCGCGGCCGACCTCCCTGCCGCCGCCGCCGCCCTCCTGACCGCCCTCGCCGAACTCGTGGCCGCCGCCGACCTCGCCGTCGAGAACTCCGGCCCGGTGGTCGAGGGGGCCTCCCTGGAGTGGACGCCGAAGCCGCCGCCCCGGCTCCGCTGGGCGTCCCCGGAATCGCGGCTACACTACGCCGCCGGAAACCGTCTACACTGGACCGCGAGGACCGATGGTTAAAGCCCCGCAGATCCCGACCAAGCACCCCGACGCCGTCAAGAACGGGGCCGTCTCGTTCGCCGGCCAGCTCGACGACGGGGAGGCCCTGACCGGCACCCCGACCGCGGCGGCGGCCGGGCTCACCGTCGACAACGTCCGGGTGAGCACCGCCGACCTCACCGTCAACGGCCAGACCGTCCCCGCCGGGAAGGCGGTGCAGTTCCGGGTGGCCGGCGGGGCGAACAACACCACCTACGAGATCAAGGTCACCTGCGGCACCACCTCCTCCCCCGCCCAGACGCTCGTCGTCGAGTGCCCGCTCGCCGTGCTCGACGCCTGACCGCCGTCATTTCCCGCGGTGCGGGGTCCATCCGGCCCGTGGTATTTTGACCGGGATGAGCGGCGGCGTGTCCCTGGAAATCTTCGAGTGGGTGGTGGGCGGCATGTTCAGCGTGCTGGTCGCCGTCGGCGGGTTCTTCTTCAAGCAGATCGCCAGCCGGCTGACCGCCATCGAGCGGGACCTGTCCCGGCGGAACGAGCGGATCTCGGTGCTCGAGACCCACATCGACACCGTCAACCGGCGGCTCGACCGCATCGAGACCAAGCTGGACATCCTGATCGAGAAGAAGCTCAACCCCTGACCCCGGAGGCGCATGGACTACCGCGAGAAGGCCCGCCGGATGCTGATCGAGGACGAGGGCCTCCGGCTCAAGGCCTACCAGTGTCCCGCGGGGGCGTGGACGATCGGGGTGGGGCACAACCTCTCCGCCCGCGGCGTCACCGGCCTCCGGCTCCTGAAGTACCGGACCGTCGGCATCTCCCACGCGCAGGCGATGAGGTGGCTCGACGAGGACGTCGCGGCGGCCGAGGCCGACTGCTCCCACCTGTTCGGCGACGCCCTGTTCGACTCGTGGTCCGACCACAGAAAGCTTGGGTTCGTCAATTTCCTGTTCAACTTAGGAAGGGACCGGGCGCTCAGGTTCCCGAACATGCTCCGCCACGCCCGCAACGGCCACTGGTCGAACGTCCGCGTGCACCTCGAAAACTCCCTCTGGTTCCGCCAGGTGAAGACCCGCGGGCCGAAGGTGGTCGCGATGATCTGCGACGAGGCCTGGCCGTATGGTTGACTTCCTCCGCTGGTTCCTGGTCGGGGTGGCGTGCGGGTTCACGGCCGTCGTCTCGGTGGCGCACGCCCAGGACAACCCCTACGGCGCGAGCTACCTCGGGTTCTGCCACCGGCTCTGGCCGTGTGAGCGGTCCCTCCGGGTGTTCGACGGCGTGCCGGTCAAGCGGCTCGGCTTCCTGGCCCCGCCGACGTTCGGCAAGGACTGCCCGTGCTACAAGCGGTTCCAGAAGCTCCCCGGCCCGAAGTACGTCCGGGTGACGCTGGCCAACGGCACCTGCTTCCGGGAGCGCGGCCGCACCTGCGGGGCGGGCGAGCTGTTCGAGGGCGAGTCGCTCGCCTCGGCCGACCGGAAGCTCCGGCGGCGGGACGGGCGGCTGCTGAAGCGCTACCGCACCAACGTCGGCAGGGTGAAGGCCCTGCTCGCCGGTTCCTCCGACACCATCGAGCGGCTGGCCCTCTGCCTCGAATGCCCGGTATCCGGACCGGCCCGCGAAGCGTTGCTCTCGGTCGCCCGCAAGGTGTTCCCCGACGGCGTGTTCGTCGACTCGGTGCTGACCCAACCCTGTTTACCCGGGCTCATCTGCGAGAAGCACGGGGCCGCACCCAAGCTGTCCGCCCCGTGCATCGCCGACACCGACGGGGTCAGCCACACCGCGATCGACGTGGACGAGTACCGGGCGGCGACCGCGGCCTGCGAGGCCTCCTTCCTCTGGGCACCGCGGTTCAACCTGATCGACACATCCCGCCCCGGGTTCGTCCCGCCCGCCGACCGCACCACCCGCCCCACCGGCGACGACTTCACGGCCGTATGGTACTGGCTCAACGACTGACCCTGCTGCTGGTACTGCTGCTCCCCGGCTGCGCCACCCTCAAGGCTTCAGGCTGGTCCGGCGACGCCCGGAGGTGCGAGCACGGGGAGGGGCGGATGCACCCGAACGGGTACTGGGCGGAGGAGTGCCGGGACGGCACCGGGGTGCTGTTTTGGCTGGTGTGGGTCCACTAGGGGCGGTGGTAAACTCCCCGGTGTAACCCCGCACGGAGGAGCATGGAACAAGACAAGAAGCCGGCAGTGAAGTCGTGGTCGATCTGGGGCAGCGTCCTCCAGGTCCTCCCCCTGTTCTACCTGATCGAGAAGGGGCTCGACCTGCCGAGCGGGTTCGTCGAGCGGCTCATCGCCTCCGGCAACGAGCTGTACCTCGCCGCCGTCTCGTTCGCCGGCCTGGTCCTGTCCGTCTGGGGCCGGCTCCGGGCGAACAGCCGGATCTCCGGCCTGTTCAAGGTCAAGGAGTAGCTTCAGGTCAATTAAACCTCGAAAGAAAATCCTCAACCCCGGCGGGCACTTGGCCCGCTTTTTTATCGTCCCGTCGAAAGTTGTTGACTCTTTTTAAAGATCGGCCGAATCCTTAGCACTGTGACCGGTGAGCACTCAAGCGCACCGGACGAAACTGGGAGGGACACATGGGACACAGCGCGTATAAGGCGAGGGAGCGGCTCAGCCGCCTCACGTACCAGGAGTGGGAGGACCGGGTGGACGAGCTCACCTCGCTCGCGGGCTTTCGCGTGCGGGAGGTGACCGGCGAGAAGCTGATGGAGATGTACGCCCGGCGGCTGTCCGCCGGGCTCACGGCCGAGCTGCTCATAGAGGTGCGGAACGCGGCCGGGAAGTGAAGGGGAAGGTTAACGTCTAGGGATCGACAGGAAGGTTATGAAACTTACGGATTGGATGGTGACGGCGTTCGTGTTCGGGGTGGCGGCGGCCACCAGCGGCTGTAGCGGGATGGAGGTCGGGGGGCGGTTGGGCGTGTACCGCGTCGACGAGCGGCAGGACAGCTCCCGGACGCACCGGGAGGCCGTCCCGTGGAAGTGCTACTTCGTCCCGTGTACGACGACGACGGCGGGGGAGGCGCAGGGGTCATGAGCCAGGAAGACACGTTCATGGGCCGGGTCAAGAAGGACCTGTTCACGCCGAAGGGGATCATGGTCACGGTCATCACCGACCTGGTCGTCATCGGCATCGCCGCGGCCTGGGTCCTCGTCAACGTCAACTTCCTGGGGAACGACGTGGCGATGACCTTCGCCCCCGACGTCCCCCCGGTGAAGACCGGGAGGCGGTAGGTGGCGGCTGGCACGGCCGGCCCCGGGGTGCCACGCTGGTCGTGCCGACGACCCTTCGCTTACTTCGTGGGAGCGCCCGCCGGGCCGAGAGGCCCACGGCGGGTGCGGACCGAACGGTCACACAAGTAGGACAGCGACGTCGAGGCGTCGTCCGAAGCAGAGCTGGGGAGATGGTATATTTACCCTCTCCCTAGAACTCGCCGAGGGGGTAGAGGGTCTCGGACCTTCCTCAACCTCGCCCGGGCCGGGAGCCGTCCACTGGGAACAGCGGGCGGTGGTAGCACAACGGCTCAAGCCCGCGAGGGCGACCGGGTACGGGTGGACGGAGACGGAGCCACACCGCGAACGAGCGGGTGCGGGTTGCGGTAAGCTGAGGCTTGTGCGTTCTCCTCTCGGGCTGAAATCCACAGGCGGTAAAACCTGTGGGAAAGTGCCGCGCCGGGGGACTGGCGCGGATACCGCACCCGCCCCTCGGGGTAGGCCCCCGATAGCGACGTGACCCCCACCCGACGGCCGACGAGACAACGGGACCATTCGACGCCCGAACACCGCGAAGGTTGGGCGGGTGAGGTGCGAACGCGGGTACGACGCTCGGGGGTTTTCGCAGAGGTTGTTGAGGGCCGCACGGCGGGGCCCGGGGGTTGACCAAGAGGGCATGAGCGCGACGGGGGGCAGGGCAGTCACTCCGTCGTTCCCGACGCGGGAGGAGGACAGCGTTCACCACGAAGGAGGCCGGGCGGCGGGGCGACGTGTCACCCGGAAGGGTGAATGCACCGCCGACACCCGGGGAAGGTTCTGCGGCGGGATCTCGGGGGGTATCCCAAGTCGTACCACCCCCCGTACTCTGGACCCGTGACGGCCCCGTACCTCGTCAAAAGCCCCCGGCACCTGGCCCAGTACATCGCCACCAACCTGCTCACCAAGGGCTGGTTCTTCTACACGTCCTTCGCCCTCCCCGCCGACCGCGACCCGCTCCCGATCGACGCCAAGCTGCTCGTCAAGTTCGAGGCGTTCCACTCGAAGGAGCGGCAGTACCGGAGGAGGAAGGGCGGACTGGCGTCGGTCAAGTACCTCCGGTGCGGGCAGGTCGGCTACCTGTTCGCCACCCGCGGCGAGTGCCCGGCGTTCTTCGCGGCCGAGGACTACCGGGACGCCCGGGTCGCCCCGGTCCATGTCGCCGGCCACACCATCCGGGTCGTCCCCGACACGGGCAAGGTCGCCGTCCGCATCCACCGAGAGGCCCAACGCCGCCTGCGCCAGCACCTGCTGGAACACGTCCGGCTGCCGACCCGGGACCTGGAGGCGCTCATCTGGAATCTGGACCTCCTGCCGTTCGCCGGCGTCCGGGACGGTATCTTTGCCGCCCTCCGCGAACTGAACGCCGGCCGCCGGTCCCTCCGGCTCCCACCGGTCGAGTGGAGGAACGCCGTCCGCAAGCGGTTCAAGGTGGAGCCCGTGTTCGCCGAGACCCCGCCCGAGGTCGCCGACCTCCTATCCTGGTACGCGAAACAGCGGTAGCCTGGCCCCACCACGCCGGAGGGAAGCGGAACGTGATCCGCCGAGGCGCCGTCGTGGGGCCGACGATCGATGGCGGTCGTTATGCCGCAACAGGGGCCGGACCTCTGTTGCGGCGGTTTTGCCCACGGTTCACGCCCGGCGGCTGGGGCCCAAGGTTCCACTTCGCATCTACAGCCGCACTCTCGGCCCGTGATACCCTCGGGGCCATGAAGAAGGTCATCCACGGCATCGAGATCACCAAGGGGCCGGACGGGCAGTGGCGGGATGTAAATGGCACCGTCTACGCCGTCCTCGACCCCAGCAGCAGCGTGGACGACACGGTCCGGGCCGGCGTCGGCCCGCTGTCGATGCCGGCGGGCCACTGGACCGCGGACGCCGCCCGGGCCCACGACTTCGCCTTCGGCAGCCCGGAGTACCAGCGGACCCACACCCGCAGCCGGGCCGACCGGATGCTGCTGGACCACCTGCTCCAGGTGGCCGGGACCGACAAGGGGCGGCGGGCGCTGGCGTACACCTTTTACGCGCTGAGTCGAGCCTTTAGCTGGGCTTTTTGGGAGAACCCGGACACCCGCTGGAAGTAGTTGACTCACCTCCCGCCGCCGTGCCAGGCTGACCGCGGGTAGACGCACACCGGCCTTCCCTCAGCCCACTGAGGGGTGGCGTCATGCACTAGAAGGTTTCTCGTGCCCGCCCCTCACATCGGAGGGCACGACCCATGTCCAACCTGACGAAGGCGTCCCGGCAGCTCTACGGCCGCAAGCCCGACGAGTGCGTCGAGGGCCTCCCGGCCCTGCTCCGGCGGTGCCGCGAGCAGAAGGCCGCGAGCCTCGACCGGTGGCAGCTCCCGAAGGCGATCGAGCCGGTCCCCGCCCACGACGGCGTGGGGCTCCGGCTCGGGGCCGAGGGGACGTTCGGGCTGAACGACTGGAGCTTCACCCAGCTCTGCAAGATGGCGGGCGTGTCGAAGGACACGCTCAACAAGCTCACCCCGGGGACGGCGGCCCAGGCCCTGGCGGAGACCCTGCCGGTCGGCAAGAAGCCGACCCAGGTGCTCACCGAGGCCGGCGCCGTCCGGTCCGTCCACGGCACGAACTACAGCCGGCTGTGGAACGCCGACCTGGTCGAGGCCGTGGCCGACGCGGCGGGCGGGTTCGGCCCGCCCCCGAGGGCGTACACCGGGGCGACCGGGCTGTACCTGGGCGAGCAGGACGTGTTCGCGTTCCTGGTCGACCCGGACGGCTGGTGCGAGGTCGACGGGGAGGCGTTCGCCCCCGGCTTCTTCGTGTGGAACTCGGAGGTCGGCCGGCGGAGTGTCGGCATCCAGACCTTCTGGTTCCAGGCCGTCTGCCAGAACCACATCGTCTGGGACGCGACCGAGATCGAGGAGTCCGTCTGGACGCACACCGCCAAGGTCGACGAGGCGGTCCCGACCATCAAGGCCCTGGTGGCCCAGCTCGCCCGGAAGCGGGACGAGCGGAAGGACACGTTCGTGAGGGTGCTCAAGAGGGCGGCCGAGGCCGTCCTCGGGGCCGACGCGGACGAGGTCTTGAAGGTGCTCGGCCGGCACGGCATCCCGGCCGGCCTCGGGCGGATGGCCTGCGAGCAGTGCCACCGGCAGGGGAAGCGGTTCACGATCTTCGCCCTGGTGGACGCCCTCACCCAGCTCAACCGGGAGGTGAGGTTCGCCGGCGACCGCACCGACGCGGACGTCCGGGCGGCCTCGCTGCTCAAGCTCGTCTTCGACAAGGGCGACGCCATCGCCCTGCCGGCCCTGTCTGTCTGAGCCGTCACCACCCCGGCCGTCAACACAACCCTCTGCGAAGAGGCTTTCCATATGCCCCATCCACTCCAGTTCCGGAGGATCGAGCCGTGGCGAAGAAGAAGCAGAACGGTCACGAGGCCCACCCGAACCCCGAGCCCAACGGCTCCGGCGGGACGCGACGCCCGCCCGTCCATGAGGTAAGACTCGGGCGGATACGGGCGACCGTGTGGCAGAACGAAAGCGAAAACGGTGATGCGTGGTTCAGCGTGACCATCAGCCGGAGCTACAAGGATTCCAAGGGGGAGTGGCGGACCGCGAACAGCTACGGCAGGGACGATCTTCTGGTCGTCAGTGAGTGCTGCCGGCTGGCGTTCCTGTGGGTGGTGTACCAGACGGTGTCCGTCCGGAGCCCGCTGCCCCAGACGAAGCCGCCGGAGGAGGAGGTCCCGATCTGACCCGGGTGGCCAACAACCTGAAGCAGATCGGCGACCCCACCCCGAAGCAGTCCGAGAGAAGGTTTTCCAAGGAAGGTTCCTTGAGGCATGAATGCCACCCTTTCTCACACGTCGAGCCGGAACAACGTCCGGGCCGCGGCCTCGCACCGGTTGAACGCCCGCTCGGCCTCCTTCGGGGAGTACGCCGCCGCCTTGCGCTGGGCGAACACGGAATCCTCGTACCTGATCTCGCCGGCGTCGGCGGTCACCCGGAAGACGCTCTGGGCGTTGACCACCACGAGGACGCCGTCGACCAGGAACCGGTCCGAGGTCGGCCAGGAGTACATCAGCTTGTCGAACGGCACCAGGTAGGCGGCCCGCTCGGGGCCGACGAACCCATTCCGGAGTTCGGCCAGCCACTCCCGCTCGCCGCCTTGCCCCGCCCGCCAGGCGTACCCGCCGAGGACGGTGACCTCCGGCACGGCGAGCGACCACCCGGGCTTGCCGACCTTCAGGAGCCACGTCGGGTCGCAGACGATCGCCTGGACGCTCGCCGCCTGCTGGACGAGCAGCATCACGTCATCCTTCAAGTCCTCGCCGATCCCCGCGTCCTCGTGCAGCTCGCCCTCCCACCGCTCGCCGCACACAATGCGCAGGAGGCCGGCGACGGCCGGGTCGCAACCGTACAGCTCAATCATCCTCTCCAACAGGTCGGGCGGAGGGCGGCGGATGCCGCCACGCTCCAGCTTGTTCAGGTTCGTCCGGTTGACGCCGAGCAGCTTGGCCGTCTCGCTCTGGCTCAGGTCGGGCCGGTATCGGGTCCGGAGGTTCCGGATCAGGTTGTTGGCGGTATCGGGCATCGAGATCCCTCGCGGGGTGCTGGAAATATAGCAGGTGCCCGGACCCATTCAACGAGTGAAAAAAAGTTGGCAACTAGTGCTTGATTCCTTTCACACCCGGGGTATGATCAGTAGGTAAGCCGTGGAAACCATGAAGCCTGCCCCCGTCCGGGGGTTGAGGAGGTGCCAGCACTTCATGACCGAACAATCCGACTGACCACACCGAACGACTAGACCACCCGAGCGCCCGCGTTAGCGGGCCCGCACCCGGCACGCCCGGACGGGGCCACACCGCACGACCCCCACCACGTTCAACGGCGGCCAAACCGCCGGAGGGTACCGCATTGTCCGAAGCCACCCTGCAAGGGGCCGAAGAGGCCCCCAAAGAGGCCCCCAGAGAAACCGACGGCCCGAAGAAGAAGAAGGCGAAGACGGTCCTGATCGGCGCCCGGGTCAGCGAGCCCGAGGCCGAGGCCTACTGGCAGAGGCTGGCGTTCCTCCAGTTCGGTAATTCCGACGCGTTGCGGGCCTTCATCCGGGACGTGGCCGAAGACCGCGTGCTGCTCGGCTACGGCGGCGAGGGCCTCCACCTCTACTGCCCCGACAGCGCGCTCCTGACCCGGGTGGCCCTGACGGTCGCCGCCCCGGAGGTCGCGCGGCTGCTGGGCCGGTACAAGGCCGAGCGGCTGGGCGGCGAGACGCTGGAGCGGTGGGCCGAACGGACCCACCCGGGGGACGACGGCCTGGAGCTGCTGGTCCGCCAGCTCCGAGAGGAGGTGGGGTGATGGCCGGCATAACGGAGGGTCGCATCGCGACCGAGTACGTCAAAACTCCCCGCTTCATCAGCGAGTGGCTGGCCTCGCAGATCACCCTCATCAGCGAGGGGACCCGGCGGGTCGAGTTCACCGAGCAGATGTTCCGGGACAAGCCCCGGGAGACCCTGACAGCCTTCCTCGGGCGGGTCCACCCGGAGACCGGGAAGCCGTTCATCCAGCAGTCGGAGAAGTCGAAGACGTGGAACCACGGGTGGATCGATTCGGTCGACAAGACCGTGACCACCTGGCTGCTGCTCCAGGACGACAAGACCTTCTGGTCGGTGATGAGGGGGATGGGCGAGGCGTCCGCCAAGGCCCAGGCCCTTCAAGACCCCGGCTGCCTCGTCCGGGCGAAGGTCGACGGGAAGCGGGTGCTCCACTCGGCCGCCACCATGTCGGTCATCCTCGGCGGGCTGTTCAATTCCGCCGGCCAGTTCTCCCCCCACAACCACGAGGTCGGCATCCAGGGCGGGGCCCGCCCGGACGGCACCGCCCGGAGCGAGGCCCAGGCCCAGGCCCGGAAGTGGGGCCGGGAGGCCCGCCGGGAGCACTTCCAGCGCGGGATGGTGGAGGTCCTGGAGGGGCACGGGGCCCCCGTCATCTTCGAGAAGGGGAGGGCCGTGGTGACCGGCCTCCGGCCCGAGCTGGTGGACGCCTGCACCGGGGCGCAGGCCCACAAGATCGCCGAGTACCTGAAGCAGAACGGCCTGCCCGACACCGCCAAGGCCCGGCGGATCGCGGCGGCGAACGTCCGGAACGAGAAGCTCAACTTCGCCAGCCCGGAGGAGGCCCTGGCCCGGCTGGAGCAGTGCCGCAATCACGCCTTGCAGATGAACCGGGTGCTGGCCGAGCAGGCCGCCCGGGAGGCCGCACAACTGGCGGCGGCGGCCCGGCAGGCGGCCGAGCGGCATGGGCAGCAGGCCCGGACGCAGCAACAGCCCCCGCCCCAGGGGCAACCCCAGCAGCCCCAGCAGCAGGCCCAGCAGAAGGCAAAGGCACAGGTTCAACAACAACCCCAGGGACAGGGGCAACCTCAGGGCCAACAGCAGGCCCAAGGGCAGGTCCAGTCCCAGGCCAAGGGCCAACAGCAGCAGGCCCAGCAGCAGGCCCAGGCACAGGGCCAACAACAGCAAACCCATGTTCAGGGCCAGGGCCAACAGCAGCAACCCACCCCGGGCCAGACGGCCGCCGCCCGGAACCAGCAGATCGAGCGGGAGGTGGCCGAGCAGTTCTCCCACCCGGTCGTCACCATGCACCGGCGGGGCCTCTACGTCGTGCACAACGCCCACCTGTTCATCGAGGTCACGAAGAAGCAGCGGTACACCGCCGCGCAGACGCTCGACCGGGCCTACCTGGGGGCGCGGTCGGAGCTGACGAACGAGAGCTGGAACGGCGTCGCCACCGCCCTGACCATCCTGGCGGTCATGGCCAAGCACGTCGTCCGCACCCGCCTGGAGCGGATGGGGCCGGAGCGGTCCAGCACGGTGATCGTCCCCAAGGCCCAGTGGGAGCAGCTCAAGGCCGACCGGATGCTCGGCCGCCTCTACGTCCGGGCCAAGGCCCAGGGGTGGACGCTGCGAATGGTCGGCATGGGCCAGGAGGAGCACCTGCGGCACGAGCGGCAGGCCAAGAAGGCGGTCCAGAAGGGGATCGACAAACGCGAGCAGTACCAGGGCTACGAGATCCAATAACCCCGTTGGGAGGTTCGTCATGAACTGGCTCAAGGAGCACGTCGTCGAGCCGTGGGCGGAGGCGCTGGGCAGCCTGATCGACGCCCTGCACGTCCTCTTCTACATGGCCGTGTACCTGTTCGTCTTCATCGGCCTGCCGGTGATCGTCGCCTTCGTGCTGTGCGTCGTCTTCCGACTGCCGACGCGGGTCATGGGGTACGCCGCCCTGTTCGGGCTCGTGATGCTCAGGGCCTGGACGGGGGGCCTGAGCGTGATCTACCGGCCGATCGACCGCGGGCGCGACCTCGACGACCCGACGAACGGATGAGACGTCCGCGACTTTCTCACCACCAACCCTCGGAGGGCTCACAGATGCGGGCACGGATCCTAGCCGGACTGAGCTGGCTGCTCATCCTTATGAGCTGGCTCTACTCCCTCGTCAAAGGGCAAGGGCGGAGGTTCTTCCTCGTCCGGGACCCGAGCAGTTATGGCCTCGGCCTCTGCACGTTCGGGGTCAAGCGCAGCGGCAAGACGACGGTCATCCTGAAGATACTCGGGCAAGCCTGGATGCGAGGCGAGGCGGTCATCGCGGTCGACACGGGTGATTGTTTGTACGAGCGTGCACTCAATCTTTCGCCACCGGGAACGCCGGTCTACCGGTACAACGTGATCCGGAAGGACGGCTACGGCGTCGACTTCGCGAACGTGATGGACACGTACCCCCGCATCCTCCAGGTGGCCGACAAGTTCTTCCAGGGCAAGCCCGGCGACCGGAACGAGTTCTGGCAATCGAACGGCAAGGCGTACTTCATCGCCGGCGTGCAGGCCCTAAACCACTTCGCCCCCGGCCGCTGGGTCCCGATGGACCTGATCAGCCTCCTCTTCAACAGAGACCTGTTCGACGCCGTGTGTGCGGAGACGAAGGGCAAGGTTCCGAACCCGCTGCTGATCCTGGGGCGGGGCCAGGCGGCCCACGACGTGGCCGGGACCGTCCAGGCCGCCCTGCTCCCGATCGTGAGCTACGCGGCGTTGTGCGACCACCTGCCGCTCCACAACCCGCTGGAGGTCGCCCGGACCCGGCACGGGACGATCATCTGCGAGTGGGTCGACGCCGTGAGCGCGGCGAACGAGCGGATGTTCGCCGTGGTGCTCGACGCGTGCGGGGAGGTGGGGATCTCGGCGACGGCCCCGGCCAAGACGCTCTGGTTCAACGCCGACGAGATACGATCTCTCGTCCGCATGAACTTTATGGTTCCGATGGCCCTCCGGGGCCGACGGGCGAAGTGCAACCTGCTCATGAGCGTCCACGAGGTCGACGGGATGTACGACCGGTACGGGACCCACGCCGGGAAGGAGATCCTGGGCGTCCTGGGCATCAAGGTGTTCCTCCGCCTCGGGGGGTCGAGCACGGTCACCTTCGCGGCCGACACCTTCTCGAAGATCGAATACCTGCGGGGCGTTCGGAAGCACGACCCGAACTTGTTCGTCGGCCACGAGCAGCAGCGGAGGGACGATGTCTCGTGGAGCGTGGTCGAGCGGTACGTCATCGACCCGTCGGAGTTCCTCACGATCCCGTACCCGGACGTCGACAACGATCGCCTGGTCGGGGCGGCCATCTCGCCGGACCACCGCGGGTGGTTCACGACCCACTTCGTGAAGGAAACGACCCCGCCCAACCCCATCCCGGGCGACCCCTGCCCGCCGGAGTGGTTCACCCCGCGCTTCCGAGGCGAGGCCGACATGTTAAGGCTCGGAATCCGCCCCACGACCGCCATCCTGGACGCCCTGCAAGGCCGGAGGCGGCCGTGATCAACAAGCGCCTGCTCCACGACTGCACCATGGCCCTGACGGCGGCGATCACGGAGATGTACCGGGTCCAGGACGAGGAAGAATACCGGGAAACGTTCTGGACCATCCACCCGGCCGTGGAGGCCGGGATCCTGTACGCCCTGGAGGCGCAGCAGAAGGAGCTACGCCGGCTCGGGAAGCTGAGAGTCCCACCCCCCTCGGAGAACTGACCCATGGGAAGGCCGCGAAAGGTCCCGCCCGCCCCGTCGGCGGACCCGGATACCCTGGTCGCCGACGTGCTCGACGAGGTGAAGACCGTCCTGAAGGAGAACGGGATCGCCATCCCGCTCCCCGTGTGGATCGAGGCCCAGCAGGCGGCTGCCGCCCTGCTGAACAAGGCCAACAACCCGAACCTGACCAACCCCGCCACCCCCAACGGAGTCCCGAGCCATGACTGACCCCTTCAAGCCGAGCCGCTCCGACTACTCGTTCGGCTTCGCCTGCGCCGTCCTGTTCTGCCTGTTCGTGATCGGCATGTCCATTCGCGAGTCGGTCGCCTGGGCCTCCCTCGGCGTCTTGGTGCTCGCGGCCGTCGTGATGCCGTTCCTCGCGGCGCTCCTCAGGAGCGCCCCCGGCCGGTGGCTCGCCCGCTGGCTGTTAAAACCGCAGAAGGGGGGGCAACCCCAATGACCGCCCGGCCGCTGACGGTCGCGGAGGCTGCGGAGACCACCCGGCTCTCGAAGAGCTTGCTCTACGAGTTGTGCCGACTCGGAAAACTCAAGCACTACCGGGTCGGCGCCCGCGGGAAGGGGAGAATCCTCATCGCCCCCGACGACCTGGACACCCTCATGAGGGACTGCCGGGTGGAAGACCCGGCGGACGACGACGGGCCGCTGAAGCACTTCCGGTGACCCGCCGGCGGCGGTGCTAGGAGACGACCTTCTCGGCCGCCTCCAGCATCGCCGCCTTCCGCTTCGACAGGTGGTCGTAGTGCCGGGAGATGGTCACCGGCGAGTTGCCCACCAGCTCGGCGATCACGTTCGCGCTCAGCCCCTTCTCCAGCCCGTCGTTGATCACCTTGTGCCGGACGGCGTAGACCGTCCCCCTCGGGATGCCGAGCTTCCGGGTGGCGTGGTGCAGCCGCCGGGTGGCGTCGTGCGAGGTCCACAGGCCCCCCAGCGAGTTGCGGAACAGCGGCCCGGTCGGGTGCCTCTCGGCCAGCCGCTCGAGCATCGCCACCAGCTCGGGCACGAGGTAGATGGTGCGGGTCTTCCCCTTCTTCTCGTTCTTGTGCTCGCCGAACGTGACGGTCCGCCCGGCCCAGTCCACCACCCCCGGCCGGGGCGGCTTCCCGTCCCCGGGGCGGGGCCTCTTCGGCTTGATCCGGCGGGTCGCCCGGATGGCCGCCACCGCCTCGTCCCACCCGTCGGCCGTGGCGGCGAGCAGGGCCAGCTCGGAGAACGGCCGGGCCCCGGTCAGCTCCAGGGCCCGGAGGAAGTCGGCGAAGTCGGGCTTCACGAACCCGACGATCTTCCGCATCTCCTCCGCGGTGAACACCCGCTCCCGCCGCTTGTGGCTGCCGCGCTTCAGCTTCCCGAGCGGGTGGCGGTCGATGTACCCCTGCTCGACGGCCCAGTTCAGGACCGCCAGCACGGTGCCCCGGGCCGAGCAGGCGGTGCTCTCGCCCCAGCCGGTGGCCGTGATCCACTCGCCGACGTGGTGCACCTTGAGGTCCCTCACCCGCTTCCTGCCGATCCGGTCGAGGAAGCTCTGGAGGTAGACCTTGTGCATCCGGGAGGTGGTCGGCTTGTTGACCCGGAGCGAGTTGTCGAGGAACTTGTCGGCGAGCTTCCGGAAGGTGGGGGAGGCCAGGGCCGTCGGCGGCTCGTCCGGCTCCTCCCTCGCCATCAGTTCGTGGTAGAGCCGTTCGGCCTCCCGCTCGTCCTTCGACAGCTTCTTCTGCTCCCGCCGGACCGTGGTGTAGTAGTACCCGTCCTGCTCCCGGAACCAGACGCTCGACTTCCTCGGCAT